CTTGCGTTATATTCGTGTTTGTTTTCTCCCCATAGGAGTTAAGTCCGACTCCGTGAAACCAAGCCGCGCCATCGGACATCCTAAATCCGTTTTCGCTCCACATAGCAACGGTTCCGCTACCTCCCTCCCCGTCGGGGTACTCCGTTCCAGATGCCTTTATTGCGCCCGTAATCTTTACATCGCTTGCCGTAAGTTTGCCGGTAGTGGAAACCTTAAACACTTCAACGTTGCTTGCGTTTTTGATGGAGATAGAGCCGCCAGTAATTGTTGCGTTCGCCGCGACAAGAGCGCCCGTGTTGCTCACGGAGAAAACGACCGCATTTCCGCTCGATATTTCGATTTGGCCGCCGGAAATACGAATATCCTTGCAGTAAACAACACCTTGATAAGTGACGCGGAACGGTGCGGTAAGGGGGTTCTGGTGCGTAGCGTCCGTTCCGGCGAAGAAGTTGACTTGAGGAACAGAGCTTCCGCCGTCAAGCGTTGTTGAACCACCCTGCATACCCGCCACTATGTACTCTTGACCGTTGTCGTACATATACGCCGCATTGCCGGAGAAAACATCAATAAAGGCATTGGAGGCGAGAAGGACGCGGGTGGCGATGAAATCAAACTGCGTGGCGACAGACCAATAAGTTTCCCATCCCGTAGTGGAGCCGGGGATGTATGCGCGGGCGGCAGAACCGCCAACCTTGCAGTAGTAGTAGGTTCGCGTCCCGGAAACCTCACGATAGACCATATCGTAGTAGATATGGCTCGTGTCGGTATCGCTCAAGCCTTGATACTCGACAAGAGTCTGCGTCTTTACGCCAGCACCGTAATCCGATGAAAACTCGTTGATACCACGCATCACCTTACCCATCAATCCGTTGTCACCCGTGAGGCGAGTTGGTGCGGCCCAAGAGCCTCCGGCGGATACCCAGCCACCGGGAATAGACTGCGTGGCTTGGTTGTCCTGCGCAAAGAACATCGTGACATAGCACGGGTCGTCACCAGTCGGAATGGTCTGCTGCCATCCATTAAGCGACGCACTCTCCGCCGCCGCAAGAACGCCGGTTGCGAAGGTATAGATGGAGTTTCCCGGCGCGGTAGTCGGCGCACCGCTGCTCGACCGCTTGTAGAGATAGATAGTGCTTGCCGAATAGCCATTAGAACCATCTTCGCCCTTCTGCCCGTCCACGACAATCGGAACGGTCTCACGGTCAATCATCACATTGTTTATGTACCAATAGAAGATGATTTTCCCAGCCGCAGCCACGCTCGATACGGAAACGCCAGTAGATGCGTCATAGTTGTTCTGGATGGTCGTACCCCCGTCAACACTATATCGAATCTCGCCATCCGTGGAGGTGTTCATCGCGCCACTTCCACTTCTCTTGTAGCGAGTAACCTTGACCGACGTGGGCGTATAGACGAGTTGGTTGCTGGAGTTGTACGCACCCTTGACAACATCGTAGTCCGGGATGAGTTTATAAACCACGCCGTCCTCCCCATCCTTAATGGCAAGAAGGGTGTAAACAACCGACCGGGAGCCGAGGGCACAAGTGACAAGCAATGTGATTGCAACCTTGTCGTAGGTGTTGAAGTCAGTGTTGTTGTCAACTTGAATCCGCACATCGCCAGCCGCAACTCCGTTTGGATATGTAACGTGAATGTTACTTGAAAGGTGGTTAATGGATGCGACAATTCCCGTGATGGTCTGCGCCGTGTTGCCATACCACATAGACACCTTCGTGGTGAGGGTGACACCGCCGGAAACTTGCAGAATACCGTCCGGGCCTACGGTGAGGCCATCCATTTCGTTGTTAATGTCGGCAAACAAGGGGCTATCACCCTTCTCGCCCTTGACCTTGAATACCTCCCACGCACCCCACACACCGCCAGACTTCTTGCGCATCGCCATCCAAATGTCGTTTTGGGTTGCGGTGTTGTGCCAATTAGCACCCGTGGCCGGGTTGGAAGGAGTACCGGGGTTGGTCTCAAGGGCGGAATACTCAAAATCAATGTCTGCGGTATCGAAGGCCGGAGAAGGCGTACTCCAATGTTCCTCTTGCGGATAGTAGCCATTGGCGGAGAAGATGCGCATACTCATCCACAGGGTTGCATCGCCGGATGGTATTCCGTCAGACCAAGTGTAAGAATTATGCGCGGAGTCCGTATATGTATTCTGGGGAACAGGATTGTCGAAGTCTCCATCGTCATCCGCGATAGCCTCCGGCGTTCCAGATGTGCGAGTGAAAACGACAGAAGTGAAGGAGGTGTTGCCCTGCAAGGCAAGAGACCACGAATAATATAGATTCACAACCTTCTCCGTAACTCCAGCCGAAGCGTCCGCCTCGCGGATAACGATAGGAATCTCAATCACGCCAGCGGGGATGTTCATTTTACCCTCAATGGTCGTGATGTTCAAATAGGTTGCGGTCGTGTTGTTATCCACTACCTCAACGGTCATCATCACATCGCCTGTGATGGCATCAACGAGGCTCGCCCCGCTACCCGTTGCAACGGTCAAGTATCGTCCCTGCGAATCTGTGAGGTCTCGTCCCTGCGAATCCTTCAATCGGCCACCAGTATATCCAGCAAGCAACTCGTTCCTCGCGGAATCAAGGAATCGGATGTCGGACATCTTGACTTTAGTGGCGAATCTCTCAACACCTTTGTAGCCGAGAATGTCGGTGCGGTCGGTAGCCGCCTCCGCATATTGAACACCAGCAGCAAAGATATGGGCCGGGTTGCTCAACGAAACGCTGACCGCGTTGGCGAGAACCTTCATAATCTGGACACTCGCCGCGAGGTCTGGATTATCGTTAACAACGCATCGGAAATCCTCTACAATATCTCCGTTTTGGTAGTAATACGGCGAGTTGGGGTCAACGGCATAAGACTGCCCGGTAGCACCGCTGATGGCAACCCAAGTGATAGCACCGAGGTAGTACCATTGGTATGATGGGTTATCAATGCCCGTTGTCTGGCAGGTTAAAGTAACCTCATTCACGGGTTCATCGTCAAACGAAGTTTCGTAGCCGATGATGGGGTGCGATGCGACCACCTCAACCGATATTTCCTCCGGCTCATAGACAGACGGTGTAAGTTCTTCCACCTCCGTGCGAAGGTCTTTCAATTCGATTTCGGAAATGTCGCGGGTGTTATGCCCCGTCTGCCGGGAAATGCGTGAGAGGAAACTCTCTCGCTTCTCATCTTGCAGGGTCACTTTGTAGGTCGGAATAGCCTCGTCACCCTCATTGATTTCGATGGAATCAATCATCACCCAATCGCGATGGTATTCTACGCCGCGAATGTTGACCGCATCCTCAATAACATCGTCATCCTGTATGGGCATATACATACCCTCAAGGAGCAATTCTGGCGAACTGGCAAGTACCTTCGCGTCAATCTCCGGCTCATAGATGAACTTTGGCGTGGAAAGCGCGGTCAGCACCTCTTGGGCGCGTTCCAAAAGCCTCTGCATCGCGGAGGTGATATAGACCTCCGGCATCGTGAGGTCGGTAAGCACGAATCGGTCGCCAGCCTCAATCTTGTAGATGGAATTTGGGAAATACTGAGACAGGCTCTCGTCGTTGTGGCGAGCAACCGTAAGCACCCAACGGTCGTTGGATTCTTGGTACTCGCATTTCTTCACGGTGAACTCACGCCCAGCACACCATCCAGTCTTGAAGGCGATGGTGCATAGACCATCGGAAATCGCGCTCTGCTGCTTGGAAATATCGAAACCAATCTGGCGGATATGAACCTTGAACGAATCCTTGAGTACGGTCTGCACCTCAAGTTTCGTTGTCCCCATATTGAGTGCGTAGGAAAGCGTTGCGCCATCCTTGTTGGTAGGAGCGGCGAAGATGTAGCCAGTAAGAAGCACCTCTCCGACATCCTCTGTGCTGATGTCGAACGGGTCAATCGTTACCGTATAGGAGTTACCTACGCCCCTCGTAATCTTTCCACCGATGTTTCCGTACTTGACACCGCCAATTTCCAGCCACAGGCGGACAGATAAAGTGCCGAGGTTTACGGACGATTCGATTGTTGCCGCAAAAGAAGGCGTTACAGACACTTTACCCATCGCGGAAATAGTGTTCGACACAACAATGCCTGTAAGCGGTATCTTGGCGGATTCTTGCCCTTTTGCGAAGGTGTAGGTATGTGATTGCGAAACGCCGAGAAGGTTGACGGTCTGGATGTACTTGCCGCCACCCTCGGTGGCGATAACGCCATCGTCCGCAGGGTTCTCTGCGAGTGCCACCTCATCAAGCCTCTGGCTATCCGCGGCGAACCGCGTGGACGGATAGTATTCGTCCGTTGGTTGCATCGCTGCACGAAGCTGCCCGGCAGTCATACCTTCGAGCGAGGGGTAGATTTCTTCGTAGTCGCCAGAACCATCGAAATAAATGGTCTTGGGGCGCAATCCGTATTTCGCAACAATATCCTCCGAAGCCTCAAGAAAAGCCTTTCGAGCATCCTTCATTTCGTCCGTCTCTCCCCATTCGGAAAGAGGAATCATAAGGTTGGGGATATAGACACTCTCGGCATCCTTGATAGCTGGCGTGAGGTTGTTGTAGTACCGAGCGATGAGATTTCGCGTAGAACCGTAGGCGTAGATGCGCGTTGCGAGGTCGTTCTTTTGGCTCTGCTCTTTCTTGATGAGCGTAAGTCCATTGCCGACACCGTATGCAAAAAGGTTTGTGGTGTTGTCCCTATCTTGTACGTTCGGGCGACCGATGGTGATGGTGTTCACACCGTTCTCCACAGAATACATCCACCCGATTCCCTTCCATTGGCTATAAATCTGCGAGAGGGCATCGAGGCAAGTTCCGTCCGAAAGGCTAAACTCCTTCGTTTCGAGCATCAGCGCACGGAGTTCTGAATCCGATGTGTCAAACACGCGGATAACCCAAGCACCCTCGCCGTAGAAGGAATCCATATTCGCTTGAATACGCCTTGCGATGCCGTAAACATCCTCGTAGGTGGAGACTTCCGGCAGGGTGGTGAAGTGAATCTGGTTGTCCGAGATAACGAGGTCGCGGAATGGCGCTATCTCAAGGTCTTTCGTGGCGCAGAAGAACTGCACATCCTTATACACGAAGGAATCCCCAGCAGCGTTGGCGACCGCCTGTTTCGTAGGGTACGGGATGGAGTATAGCTTGTAGCGAAAACCCGTGCGCCCATAGTCCACATAGTCGCCAATCTGCCACGAAATCTTTGTTGGGGATGCTATCTCGCGGAACTCCAGATACGCAGGCTTGAGGTGCGAACCGCGATATACGGGTGCGCCAGAATAACGTACCGTAGAACCATTCGCGGAGTATATGGAGAACCTTGCCATTATGTTGTCGCCTCCACGATTGAGCCGTTACTGAGCGTCATATTGGTAATCGGGTCGTTGACCTTCAACACCATATCGAAGATAAGTCGGCATCGTCCGTCCCAATTGGAGAAGTTTCCCTCCGCAATCTCGCGGAACTCACTTACGCGAACCTTTTGGAAACCGAACTTCGTCCAGTCGTCATAGATTCGGAACTCGCCCTGTGCAATGAAGTTCTGGAAGTTGCGAATCTGCTTCTTCAACTCCGCACGGGAGGTTGCGGAATCCGACTCCCGCGTAAGGATGACGCATTTGAATGTGAGAGTGAACGCCTCATAGAAAAGATGGTCGGTGTATTCGTCATCGCCGTGCTGGTCTTTCCAGTTGTTCTTGTATGGCTCTTTTACCTTCCGCTTGGACGGATACTCGTGAGCCTTTATCGTGATACCATAGACGGTCTGGATATTGACCGCAGAGGCATCAATATCGCGCTGGATGTAGAAGGGCGCGTAATCTGAAAGAAGTGGAACGTAAATAGCCATACTCTTGTGTCAAAGGTATCTATATTTGAACCTCAAAGGGAAACATTTGTTTCTCTTTGTTTCACTACGCCGGATAGGAACGGAAACCCCTGCCGCTGCCCTCGTTGACGATTACGCCCTGCAACTCAACGAGTATCTGCCGTGTACTCTGTTCGATATTGGCATTGTGGGCCGCTATCTTCATAATGTGGTCGTTGAGGGTCGGGAGTACACCGATTGCGTCAGCGATGTTCGATACGCTGCTCCACCCTTGCTGTGCAAGAAGCCTCATCATCGACACATCCGCACGGATAGCGTTGAGGTATGATGCGAGAAGGTTTGCGGTATCCTCGGTTATTCCATTGATGCCGTTTGCGAGAGTGCCATCATTGCCTTCTTTGTTGAAGTAGGGGTCGAAGGCTTCAAGGATATTCTGGAACACGGGTTCGAGACCAGCAATTGCCTCCATATCCTCGGCGATTGCTGCCATTGCGCCTTGATAGTCGCCACCGACAAACAACGCCTTGATTTTGTTGATTTCATCCTGCGTGAATACTTCATCGAGGATGGTGGATTGGATGAGCATCTTGGCATAGGACTTCGCCACATCATCAAGGATGTCGGCATAGTCCAGAGCGGCATTTCCGGCCTCAATCCACCCATCAATGATGGAATCTGCGGCAGAAGCGGCAACGTTTCCAAACAGATTCTCCATCAACTCATCGAAGGTCTTGAGGACATCGGAGTAAGCCTCAAGGTTTATAATCTCCGTAGAAATCCACTCCTGCGACTTCTCGTCAAGGACATACATTTCTTGGATTGCCCGGAGGAGGTCGGTGTTAAGGATTCCGTTTTTGAGAAGTGAAATACCCGTTGCGTTCGCGGCATCTTGGAGACTAAAGTCCGTCCTTCCGATGTTAAGGAAGCCAGACTTACGAGTGAGCGTCTTGATGCCCATACCAGACATACCCTGCCCGGCAACGAGGCCGAGGTTATATTCAAGCTGCCGCAACTCCTTATTCGCGTTGCGGAGCTTCTGGATAAGGTTGTCACCAAACGCGGTTTCGACACCCTCCGTAAGACCCTCGGAGAATGTTCTCCGCATATCCTCACGGAACTGCTCCATTTCGCGTCTCGAAACCTCGGTTGCCTCGGCCACGGAATCAATAATCTTTGCCGTGATGTCGCCAATACCACCGACAACTGCGCCAATCCAAGCGTAAGCACCAGCACCAGCGGACGCTGCTGCGGCGTATCCCTCTCCGGCTGCTTGCAGGTTCTCGCTCAATGCTCCGAGGCCAACCGCAAGGTCGCTTACCGCCTCGCTGCCCGTAGCTTCTCCGAGCCGTTCCATATATTCGGCAGCTTTGCCGAGATACTTAGCTACTCTTTGCGCCCCCTGCGCCCACTCGTCCGTTGCCGCTTTGTCAGCCTTGCTACCCTCCTGCTTCTTGATTTTTCCAAGTTCCTCAACAAGCATCTGGGCGAGTTCTACATTATCCTCAAGCTCCTTCTTTACATCCTCCGGCAACTCGACATTGGCGATTGCGGCGCGGATTTCACTAATCTGGGCAATGGTCTTGTCGTTCCAATTCGTGAGGTCATAGTCGCCCATCTGGTCATTGAAGATGAGTTGGGCGTATCCACGAATCTTCTCTCTGGTGTTGGCCGCGTTGAGGTTTTTCTCCTGCTGCGCTTGCTCCTTGAGTTCCTTGATTCGGCTTTCCTTGTACTGCCTCCAATACTCCTTTGCGAGATATTGCTGGTATCGGCCATCGGTGTCCCACGATGCTTGCGGGTGTTCATCGGCCCATTGGCGCATAATGTGTTCCTTCTCATCCTTTTCGATACGTTCACCGAATCGGCCAACCTTCTGGTCAACCTTGATGTCGGCATTACGCCAATCGCGGAGTGCCTTGCTAATCTTGTATGCGGCCCTCTCGCCATCAACGGTGAAATCCTCTCCCAGATACTCATCAATGCTCTGCTCAACCTTCAAGAAGGATTCCTCTGCCCTCTGCGCTGCTTGAAGTGCCTTCGTGAGTTGCGATACCGCACTCACACCGAACTGCGCCTCAATTGATTCTGCGGCTTGCTGGCCAGCTTCTCCGAGCAGACGGAGGTCGGCCAGAAGGTCAATCACCTTCTCATCAATATCCTCGTAGTCGGAAGCCTTGCCGCCGAAGATTTCGGCCATCTTTGAGGTGGTATCTTCACCGAGGAACGGCTCAAGCGAATCGTATGCGTCTTTGTATTTATGAAGGATGCTTGCTTGCTTGTTGAGAGACTGAATCTGTTTCTTGGTCTCATCATCACTCGTACCATTCTCCTTCCACGGGGTCTTGTTGTATCGGACATCGGATAGAATGTTTCCCTCAAGGGCAGCATCGACTTGGCGGATGGCATCGAGCAGTAGTTCTTTGCTCGCCTTATCGGTAGAGAGAGCCTTGTCTTTTTCTTCGTTAATCTGCTTATACTCCTTGCCTACGCGCTCCAGATATTCGTAATATCCCTCATTCTCCTTCAAACCAAGCCCGGCTTTCTTGATGATTTCCGGGTCAAGAGTGTTGAGGACGGAGTTGACTTGCTTCGCCCAATCTCGCGGGTCGCCCGGCCTTACACCGCTCGTTTCGCGGCTTGCGGCATCAAACCTCTTGGCGGCATCCCTCATCGCGTCGGTGTATGCAATAGAGGCGATGTCAAGGTTGTTCTTGATTCCCGTCAAATCGTCTATAATGCCCTGTCCCGTGAGCCTTACGGTCTGCCTCTGGGTCTGCCCGGTAGGGTCGTTAATATCCATAACGACATCCTTGACCGCGCCGCTCAATTCGGAAGCAAGGGCTTTATACAGGTCGTTCTTACCACCAGTTCTGATGTAGTGGCGAAGCGCACCCTCCTCATCCGGGGTTGCCTCGCGGCCAAGAACCTCCTTGATTCTCGGAAGCAGACGGACAAACGCATCCTCCGCGTTCTGCTCCGCCTCTCCGTATGCTGCGGAAATGCCAGATTGAGCATCCGCGAGAAATCTCTCCTTGCTTGCGTTCTTCACCCTTTCCGCGAGGTGGTCGTAGATGTTTGCAAGGTTATTTACTTCAACGCCCTCGTTCTTGAGTTGCTGGATGTATGGGTCGAACCTCTTTTCAATCGCCAGCTTCGCCTCGTTGTACTCATCCGTACCTTCCTTTGCGGACTTGAGCGCACCATACAAGAGGTCAAGTTCCCGAATCTCGGAATTAAGCGCTTGGTCGTATTTCTTGGTGGTATCTTCGAGGGCTTTCGTAATCTTCTCCGATGCCGACAACTCTTTGTTTTGGCGTATGATTACAAACGTGAGGGCGGCAACCCCGGCGGCAATCGCAACATACGGATTTGAAAGATGAAGGGCGTTGAATGTCTTGACGAGCCGGAGGTTTGCGAACGCCATCTTGTCGGTTAGCCCGATGATAATATACTGTGCTACCTTGTACGCACCGAAGGTGGAAATAAGTTGAACCAAGAATCGCCCAAACTCCTCGCTGCTTGCGATAAGATTGCTTACGGAGCTTACAAGTTTCTTGAGGATTCCATCGTTCGCCTCACCGTATGCGTACATCAAGTTCTCCCAGCGACCTTTGAGGATGTTAATCTGACCCGCGAGCGTCTTTGCGAGGACTTCCTGCATCTGGTAGAACTTGCCGCCCTCGCTCGTCATTCGCTTGAATGCCTCCTCGACCATTTCAAACGGAATCTCGCGCCTCGTCATCTTGTCGAACACCTCACCCAGAGACACGGCCCGATTCTCCAATTCGGAGAACATCTTTGCGAGTTCGTCCAGCACGGGAACGCCATTCTGGGAGAATGAGCGAAGTTGAATACCGCGAAGGAAGCCGGATGACTTAACGTGACCGTAAGCGAGGATGATTCTATCCATCGAAACGCCGACACCAGAAGCCACATCGCCGAGCATCTTGGTTGTTTCGAGCAGGGAATCCTTGCCAATGTTGAAGGCCGCAAGCTGCTTGGAATACTTCGCCAACTCGGAGAATCGGTAAGTGGAGTTGGACGAGAATCGGTAGAGGTCTTGGAAAATCTTATCGGCTGCGTCAATGTCTTGGAGCATCGTGCGAAGTGCCATTTTCTGCACCTCGAACTGACCCGTAACTTCGATGAGGGTGGAAAGGAAACGGCGAAGCCCATAGACGGAGAACGCACCACCCGTGAGAGTGCCGATGGTGCGGAGCATCTTCGCGGTATCGAACAACTTTGCGTTGGTTGCCGTGAGTGCATCCTTGTGACGGATTACAATTTTCTCCGAAGGAGCAGCCTTGACCGCAGCATTGAGGTCGCGCTGCGCCTTTTCTGCGTTCTTCAACTCCTTCACCAACTCTCGTATATTCTCCGTTCCGCCCTTCACGCCAGAGATTGCGAGGGCGTTACTCATCGTAGTATTGAATGCGTCAGCGGCGGCTTGCACCTTCGCCATCTGCTGATTGAACTGCTTGTCGTCAAGGATGACCGCGAAGTTCAAATTTTCCAAGTTTGCCATTATCTAAACAGTTGTTGGGTTGTGTAGGGTATCTTTCCTTCCTGTTGCGCCTTGCGCTTCGCCACGGCCCTGTCGTAAGCCGCCTGTTGAGCCGCAAATGCCGGGTCGTTTGGATTGACTCTCGTGTGCCTCGTATCGCTCTTGCCGCCCCTCGATACTGATTTGAATATCGTGTGAGGCAGGTCGGCTTGCATAATCTCTATCTGGGCGCAAGTGAGGACGCATCTGTACCCGAAGTTCCTCTCCCATCGGAAAAACCGCCAGCGAGGATGGCCGTAAGAGGGGAAGTCCTTGACAAAAGCTGCTTCACATCCGAGAGTTGTGCGGCTCGGTACTGCTCGGCTTCCTTTTTCGTCAGTTTCATCCAGTCCGTCCTCATATCCGTCGAGTACACCATAATTTCGTAGTGCGCCAAAAGCGGAAGTTTTTTTTTACCTTCTTCAACGATTGGGAGAATCTGTGCCTCGCTATACCGATGCGCCAAAATGCGCCAGTAAATCCAATAGAAAAGGCGGATTTTGATGTCGTGGTTAAGAATCATCAATGCCGCCTCCTTGAAAGCGAAATACGGCTCAAGGGCCATATCTTTCAGTACCTCCGCACCAGTCTTGACGCTCTCTGCGGCGTTCTCTCTTTCAAGCCATACTTGGGATAGCCTTTCGAGTGTGTATGGCTTTATCCAGCGCAATCTGACGGATTTCTTCGTTCCGAGGATGTTTACTTTCGTGACGGAATTATTCACGATGTCGGCATACTCGCTCCTCGATTGCAGGGATGGTTGTTCGGGTTTATTCATTCGCTTGTAGAATTAAAGAAGGGGCAGGGCTTTCACCCCGCCCCTCGGTTTGGGTTTCCGTATCGCCCGATTACTGGCTGCTGACGGTGTGAGTCGGGAGCGGAGCGAAGTCGCCAGAGGCGTGTTCGTTCGGCATAACGACCGCATCGAAGTGAACGTAGGTCGGGGTGGAGTTGTCGTCGTGCTGCGGTTCGGAGAAGATGAACTTGACGCGAGCGAACGCGATGGCGGTTTTGCCGCTCTGGGAGATTGCGAGTACGGTGTACTCCTTCTCCTTCGAGCCGAGCTTATACGCCTTCGTGCCTTCGTAGGATTCGCTGGCCGAGATTTTCACCTTCGCGGCAGAGGCGGAGCCTTCCTCGAAAGCGAAGGACAGGAGCGCAACGGCGATGGAGGGAATGTTGCCCTGCATCGTGTAGTTCTCGCCAGCGTTCACCGCAGAGTCGATGACCTTGTGCTTCTGGTCGATTTTGGTCGAGGTGAACGAGGGCGCATCCTTGCTAATCTGGAACGAGTTTTCAAGGGTGAAGATTTCCTCCGCCTGTGAAAAGTCCACGCCACCAGTAATATCGAAATTTACGCCCGTACCAGCGACATACGGAATGAGCTTCAGCACAGAGTTGCCCGTGTTGAGGTCGTTGAGCATAGCTGATGTAAGAGTAGCTGCCATTTTTAGTCGGTTTTAGGTAGGTTTTTAATGTAAGTTTGGATGTTGAGTAGCCGAAAGTGATAACCGTTTCCATCGTCCGAATCGCCGAGGACGCGGAGGGAGAAAGGTTTGAAGGTCAGACTATCGCCAAGATACCCGACCGAGAGAAGCGCATCCACCTTTCCCTCCATAACGGAGAGTTTTTTGGAGTTCTTCATATTGCTCACGTTACGGGAGAAAAGCGCGATGGAGATAGTGCATTCTCCGAGGGTGTCTTTTCCCGTAAGGGCGCGAATCGGGCCGCTGACGCGAGCAACTACGAAGTCCGCGAGGTCGGCTTGCGTAGAACGGGGTCGGTTGGCCCACACATTCTTCGACACGTTAGCCGAACGGATAGCATCGCAGATTGCGGTCTCTATGGGTGTCTGGTCGTAAAGGCTCATAGTTTACGAGGGTTTAGGTACTGCGCCGGGAGTGAGATATTCGTTGCCGAAGAATCCGCCCCAATTGTCTTGGATGTCGCCACGGGCCGCGTTGAGCAAGTCCTCCTCCAATGCCACGTTATACCATCCTCCGTTCAAGTCGGAAAGGATAACTGCGCACCAGCCGGATTGCTCGCAAGCGAGTTTGATGGCGTTTTCAAGCGCATCGCCCGGAAGGTCATCCTCACCACCGTTGTGATAGCCGGATTCGACTAAAACACCGTTGTGCGCAAGCGCATAGGCGAGGGTGTTCTTCTCGGTCGCGTGGTGCATATTCGATTCGTGGGTGTCGTGTTCATAGAGAAGCGCATTAAGCCCATCACGGGCCATATTGCGCATCACAACCTCACTCATACCATCGGCGTACTTGCGCAAGCTCTCAAATCCGCGCTTGAAGGCTGATTTGTTCTTGCGTTGGTTGTTATAAGCCGTCCTGTTCATTGCCGTATCGGTCAATCCAGATGTTCGTTCCCCAATTGTAGGTAGTCATCTTCTTGACAACCGCCGTGAACTGATGCGTCTTATCCGTGACTACGATGATAGTACCTTCTTCGAGGTGCGTTTTCATCATCGGGCAAGACATCTTGAAGTCCGACTGAAACACATCGCCGGAATCCTTGATGCCGCCCGTACTTGTTCGGTAAGAGCAGGGCATTTCATCTACCGTTTCCGTCACCAACTCCCCAGCCGAATCGAAGGTTGGGTTGCCGTATCGGTCACAAATAACCCTTTCGAGTGAAACCGTGGCGAGAACGGGGTCGCCATCCTCGTCCGTTACGGGAAGCCCGCTCGCATCGAGCGAGGAACCCCTAACGCAAAAACGGCTCGACCATCGTGGGTTGTAGTATTGCGACATTAGTAGAGGTCTTTGAGGCTTATCTTAACCTTTGCCGGGTCGTCGAACGGCTCATCCCACTTCGCGTAGAGGTCGCGGGCCATCTTCAAGAGAGCATCGCGGCTCACCACGTTCTTGTTAGAAATGTAGTGCGTCCAACCACCATCGCTTTCTCCTTGCGTCCCCGACTTCGTAGAAGAAATGGCTGCACCGAAATACACATCTGCAAGGCAGAGGTCGCGCTGCTTCTCCGTAGCATTCCCATAGAGGGTAGCATCGTCCGTGATTCCACGGTCGAGAAGCGTAGAGAAGATGAAGTCATCCGAAAGGTCAATGATGTTATCGACCTTTGCGCGAAGCCATCTCACCATTGTCATATTGCTTGCGATGTCAGCCATTTCTTCGACGAGGTTTGGTTAGCACTTTCAATGAACTTTTAGGCGTTCGGGTAGAGATACCACATATACTGCGGCACGGAAGGAACGACCAGCGAGGTCATTTCCGTGTTGTAGCTCTGGCATTTCTTCACGAAGTCCACGCCGATGGTAAGCAGCAGCTTGCCACCGTAGAACGAGCCGTAGTTACCACCTTCGATGGCGATAGGCTCGACGGTCTTGACCGTACCGATGTTGCCATCCGGGACGAACACCCACACATCCTTCTCGAATGCGTTGATGTTGCTGCGGGTGAACGCCTTTTCGGTCTTGTCGATGCTCTCAACAGGGACAAGGGAGTCGATGGCCTTGATGGGCGCACCGATGATGCTCTCAAGAGCCTGTTTGCGCTGCTCGTAGGACATAATGCCCGCGTAAGCAGACTGCGAAGCGGCCTGTGCAGCCGGGAGAGCGGCGATGCCGATAACGGCAAGAACCTTCGAGTGCATAAGGCACTCCTTGAGGTAGTCAATCTCCACCTCGAAGTGACCGCGAACGCCCTCTTTGCGAGCCTTTGCGACAACCGCCACAAGGTCGTTAACGGGGTCGCTATTTACGCCCTCGTTGGCCGTGGTGTGGGTCGAAGAAGTCCACCAGCGAGCGGTGGAGGTCAGCGTGGTCTTGTTGGCCGCGGGAACGTGGTAGTCAATCGTGATGTTCTTGACACCCTTCGGGTTGTTGGTGTTGTTGATGGTGAACTTACCCGTAGAGACCGCCTGATGACGCTGATAGGTCAGCGCATTGGTGTGACCGCCGATGAGTTTGTCAACGGTGATGAAAAGCTGCTCATAGGCAATGCGGGCCACCTGTTCGGGGGTGACACTCTTTCTGTCCTCAATGAGCTTCATCTTGCGGAGCTTGTCCTCGTTGAAGTATTCGACCTTCTTCATACGCGGAATCTTGCCCGTGTAGGACTTGAAGCCCATCGTACCGTCCGGCAGAGCGGGCGAGTCGAGGTCGTAATACTGCGCCATCACGTTCAGACCAAGCTCGCCTACAATCTGCTCGTAGGTGAAGTCGGTCTGCATCGTCGGCTCGAAGGTAAAACCGTCAAGCTGGAGCGAATTGTACTTGAGGGCCATCGTGTTGTTCAGAAAACTCTGAATGCTCTCACCTGCGCCAAGTGCGCGAGAAAGCAGGTCGTAGAACTGAATGTTGTAGGTATCCATAGTATTTTCTCCTCTGGGTTAAAGGGTTAAACAAGCACCTGCAACACACCCGGAACGGCTGCTGCCATCTGCGACTTGACCGCCGAAGCGGGGGTCAGTTCGACAATCAGACCTTCGGCGTGGAACTTCACGACCGCACCCGTGGCGGCGATGGTCTTTGCGGAAACGGCGGCATCGGAATCGTCGAGGTCGCCCAGATAGATGTCGTTGTATAGGTAGCCATTCGGGATAACCTTGAGCGACTTGCTGGAGCCGGCGGCGGCAGCAGACGAGATAGCGATGACGCTACCTGCGGAGGGGGTGTCAACGGTTGCAGAGTGAGCCACCTTGACCTCATACGTTCCGGCGTTGTCGCCCTCGGTAACGAGGTCAACTGCGGTAACTGCTGCGGCCTTACCCGTAGCGGCGAAGGTCGAGCCGACCTTCATAATGAAGTCGCCGACCGCCGGGAGAATCTTCACACCGCCGAGTTCGGCAGCGTGCAGGAAGATGGAGTCGGTCGTGACCTCAACACCATCGCCAGCGGTGAAAGCCTTGACTACCCAACCGATGAACGGGGTAATCTCCTTGCTATCGAGCTTCACAGGGAAACCCGCACCGAGGAGCAGGCCCTTCTTCAAGAAGGCGGAAACGAGAGAGCCACCCACGGGGACGGGGGTCACAGTTCCCAGCCAAACGGGGATATGGCTCTGGCCGATGTTTCTGGCCTCGGAGCCATAAGCGTTGAAAGAGCTGAATTTAGGCATAGTAATGATTGATTTGTGGATTATGATTGTTCTTCTTTGGGGAGAAGCCCCTGCTGACGGAGCCAGTCGTTCTTGGCTTTTGCTTCTGCCGCCGCATCACCTTCACCACTACCGCCGCCACGGGGAGGCACGGGGCTTGTCCCGAAGGTTTCGGTGTAGGTTCGGTTGTAATCCTCCTTGAGCCGGGCGATTGCGGCATCTTCCGTTTCGTCCTTATTGAGCGCGAAGCCCTTGAGAACGGAATTAAGGATACCCTTGTTGGTGCAACCCTCCTTTGTTTCGAGGCGGCTACGAACCGATGCGAGTGTAGTTTCGTTGTTGCGGGCGTTTTCCGCATCATCCATCCGCTTCTTCAACTCCTCATACTGCTCACGCAACTTCTTTTCGTTTTCGGTTTCCGTCGGTGGCGTTGGCGGTGTAGGCGGGGTGGTTTCCGGGTGGAGCTTCTTGTAGTCCTCAAGGTCTTTTTCGGCTTTGGTTGCGCGGTTGCGCAGCGAGTCGCTTTCGCCTTGAATGGACTTGAGGAGGTTCTTGACGAGTTCGGTCTTGATTTCATCTTGAATCTTTGCCTCATCGGTAATGGTTTTTTCGAGGAACGAGGCAACCCCATCGAAAGCCTTGTCACCCAACCCCAGATTCGCGTATTCGGTTTTGAGCGCGTTCAGAATTTTTGTTTTCATCTGTGTTAAAGAACTTTGTGGTTAATAAAAAAGCCCGCGAGCGGAGGCGTGATAACCTCTGCTTACGGGCCTGTTTGGTTCTCAAAAGTGGAACTCTGGTAGCCTACTGTACGCTCACGGCGTTTATGTCTTGCAGTTCAAGACTGCTCACCCGCTTGCATTGCGGGCATCGGACGGAAAGACGAAGAACGCCCTTCAATTCCTTCACTCGCACGGGAAAGGTCTTGCCACAAAGAGGGCAGCGAACCTGTATTCCTTTGTCTGCGTTTTCTGTCATTTCGCGTCTATAACCACAACAAACATAATGTATTTCGCGGAACAAACGGAAACAAATGTTTCACTTTGTTTCTCTTTTTGTTTCATATTTGTTGTGTATGCAAGCCGCCATCATAGACGAACGATTGTATCTCGACCCCGTTTTTCTCAATCTGGGCGTTGAGGTCTATACCAACGAGTACGCAAATCTGCTCCGCAAGGAGAATCTGGATTTGAAGCGGAAGGGTCAGCGGATATGGAACATCGTACCCCAGCAGGGCTTTCAAGAGAAGGTGCTGACAAGCGAGGCGGACTTGATTATATGCGGAGGAAGTCGAGGCAGCGGAAAGACGGCGGTTAGCCTCATCGGGGCGTTCTATTATGCCGACAATCCAGATGTTAACCTCTACGGCTTCCGCCGTTACGAAGCCGATGTAAAGCGAGGTATCTGGAAGTCTTGCAAACCGATTTTTAGGGGTTTCGCGTCCTTTGCCGATACCGCATACGAAGCGAAGTTCTTTGCCGGAAGTGGGGCGGTGATGAAGATGGAACACCTTGCCGACCTCAAGCAAGTCAAAGACCGATTCCGAGGAGCGGAAATGCCGTACATCGTAATCGAGGAGTTGGCGGAGTTTACGAAGGAGAACCTTAATGTCATCTTCGACCTTATGGGTTCTAACCGAAGCACCACGGGCGTTCGCCCTCGCTTCATCTGCACCTGCAACCCCGTTGGCAAGAGCAACAAACTACGGTGGTTCTTGGATTGGTGGATAGACCCCGTTACCGATGAGGCGATTCCAGAACGGAGTGGCGTGTTGAGGTACTTCGTGCGATACGGTGAGGACATCACCGAGATTGCGTGGGGCGGTTCGCCGGAGGAGGTGTATGCCAACCCGAATGCGAGAGCCAAGATTGCATCGCTGACCGACAACCCCGACAGGGATTACAGGAGCTTCATTACCTCCGTGACATTCATAGATGGTGCGTATGCCGAAAATGAAATCCTCCACGTTTCCGACCCGAAATATATGAACCGCATTTCGTCTGGCGGCAGCAAGGCGACCATCAATGACATTCGTGGTGTCTGGAGGGATGTGGACGATACGGGTGCGCTTGTCACGGCTTCGGATATGGCGCGTTTCTTCGCCAATACCCCGCAGACAACGGGGCGAAAGGTCGGTGGCGCAGACATCGCCTTGCGCGGTGACTGGTTCGTTCAATGGGCTATGGATGGCTGGCACATCGTGGATGTGGATGCCGCAAGGTGGCTCACCTCCGAGGATGTTATACCGCGAATCAAGGCATTCCAGAGGCGCAACGGCATCGCTGACGAAGATTTCGCCTTCGATGTCAACGGTATGGGTAACTGGGTCAAGCAGAGCGAGGATATGCGGCATTGCTACGCCTTCGACAACAAGGCGGGTGCGATAGACAAGACTTCCTACACCAAGCGAAAAAGCGAATGCGCGGGCATTCTCATCGAAAAACTCCAGAACGGAGAAATATCCATCGAGCCGGATGTGCTGCGGAGAATCTTCAAGGAGAACAAGTCGCAATTCACGATTGAGGAGCGGCTGATGGTCGAGAGGATGGTTCTCAAATGGGCGGAAATGGAGAACCCCAAGACCCTCATCAAGAAGGTTGATATGAAAGCCATTATCGGTCATTCCCCGGACTTTATCGAAGCCCTGCTCTACGCCATTGACCGCGCCGACAACGCAAAGCGCAAGACAAAGGAGCGCAGGGGTAATTGGGGATACTTTTGCTAATCAACAAAACACGAAATATGAGACCTATTCCAGAAATCGGAAAGATGACCCCCGAACAGATTATGCGGAAGATGCCATTTCGCATTCCCATCCCGCCGAACCACGTCTGGGGGCCTATCATCAACAACGCAAACGTTGGTGTCGTGCCGCTGCAAGACATCAAGACCGTCGTTCGCTCACAGGCGGACTTCCTCTGCGAGTACAACGTAAACTCGCACCTTATCAACTCCATCAAGTATTACCCCAACTCCGTGTTCATCAACCAGAGCGAGGGCAAATACCAAGCGAAGGTTCGCAGCCGCATCGCAATCGGATTCCAAGAGCGCATCAAGACCAAACGCAAGACCGCCCTTCTCGGTAACAACATCGGCTTCAAGGTTATCTCCAATCATAGTAACCAGAAGGGGGAGGATATTCTCGCACGATACCGCGAGGGATGGGAGGCGCACAACCTTGAGGTGGCTATCGACAACGCCTTTGCGTCGGACTACATCACGGCTGACTGCGCGGTGTATGTGTACCTCGACAACGGCAAGGTGGGGTGGCGCGTATTCTCATACCAAGATGGCGACATTCTCTATCCGCACTACCACCCTCTGACGGGGGAAATCGAACTGCTTGGCCGCAAGTATTGGGAAGAAGATTGGGATGGAAAGAAATCTTGCTACCTTGATGTCATAGACCGCAATTTCTTCGTAACCTACAAGCAGAACGATGAGGGTAAGTGGGAAATGGAGGGCGACCCGATTGCTCACGGATTCCCCATCTGCCCGGTCGCATACCACCGCCGCAACACAGGCCCCGTCTGGGCTTCGTCCCAACCTCTCATTGATGGTTACGAACTCGCAATCTCGCAGTTCGCAGAGAACAATGCGGCATACGCCCTTCGCATCCTCTACACCCTCGGCGGCGATATGGAGGTGATGGCGAATACGGACGGAACGCCAGCGAGAATAGACTCCTCAGATGCCAATGCAAAAGTTGGATTCCTCGAACCAGCAGAGGGCGCAGACGGTGCTTTTGCTTCGCAACTCGGCATAATGGAGAAGAACATTATGCGCGGCTCGTTCGCGGTGGAAACGCCGGAAATCAAGTCTGGTTCGGATATGTCGAGCCTCACGGTCAAGATGCTTTTTGCGGATTCCTTCACGAAGGCCCTTGAGGACTCGATGGAATATCAGCCGTTCCTCGACCGCGTAGCCACCCTGTTTCGATACTCATATAGCGTGGAACTCGGCAAGCCTTCTGACTTCGAGCAGTTCATCATCAAGCCATACCTTGCCCCGTATGTCTTTATGTCGGAGAGTGATGTGGTTAACTCCCTCGTTCAGCTTGTGGCTGCTGGCGTACTGTCGAAGCAGACCGCAACCGAAATCGCATACGACACGGGTTACGGCACGGCTGATGAGTGGAGCCGTATTCTGCAAGAGGCGCACGACCAACTTGTAGCCGATTCGCTCGCCCAGCAGGGGCAGAAAAACAACCCCGTCAACCAGAGCCGCGCTAACGCATAATGGCCGAGCAGAAGATAGTCACGGATGCCCTTGCGAAAGCGGGAAGGAACGTAAGGTCGCGTGTCCGCGAGGCGGTCTTTGACATCCTTGACCTCGTTTGGAGGGAACGGAGCGATAAGTTTGCATTCGCGGATAACCCCGAAGTGGACGCAAGGGTAAACAAGATTCTGCGGCAATTGTCGGACGGCTTTCTTGAAGATGCCCGTAATGAAGCGAGAAACCTCCTTAAATCGCTCGAATATGATGATTGGGAAGATGAATCGCTGGAGTACGCAGAACGTGAAATAGACGGTGAAACGATGCTTTTCCGCTTCGATATGCACGCATCCCACTTGAAGGAACTTCTGGAGTGTTGGGTTGCGGTCGCGGCGGTCTATGGACTATCGAAATGGCAACTATGGACGAGCCTCAACACATACCTTGCGAATCCGATGGCATCCGAACTCTGGAGGGGTGCTGGATTCGGTGCGCTCAAGTGGGGTAAGGGCTATGACAGGAATATCGTTGAGGCGATACAAAGGCTGATTCGGGACTATATGGAACGAGCGTACCAATTCGCCACCCTACTTGACTATGCGGAGCAAGGTGCAATCGGCTACACCATCCATCGCGGCTCGTTCTACGATTGCCCCCTGTGTGATTCGTATCTGGATAAGGTCTATCCGATAGACACGATAATTTTGCCTTTGCATCCGAACTGTTGTTGCTATACCGAACCAGTCTTTGCCAATGAGTGAGATTAGGGTAGATATTAAGCCTCTCTCGGTGAACGAGGCGTGGAAAGGTAGGCGGTTCAAGACCGATGACTACAAGCGATACGAAAGGGCGATGCTCTTTATTTTGCCGCGAATCACCCTACCAGAACCACCTTATCAAATCTACTACGAATTTGGTTTCAGCAACTCCCAGAGCGATTACGACAACCCCTGCAAACCTCTTGGCGACATTCTCCAAAAGAAATACGGGTTTAACGACAAGGAGATATACCTTGCAATCGTCCGAAAAATTATCGTTAAGAAAGGTCGGGAGTATATAAAAGTCCGCATCGAGCATTTTGATGGCCCGACGCGGATTTGATTTGGCATTTCCAAAGAAAAAGACTACCTTTGTGGTGTTCTTATGGAAACATAAGGCAATAAATTTAGTGAATTTTGCCGCCCTTCGTTGTGAAACGCGGGGCGGTTTTCGTTATAGCGGAAAATCGCAAAACCCGCGCAGGGAGTCGTTGTACCTCTCAGCGAGATTCTGCCCCAAAGTATCTTGCATCGGCGTATCAATGCGGTTCGCCCACTCCAAGTAGGCGATGGAGCCGTCCGGCTGCGCAACCCGCACCCTTCTACCCCTTGCGAGGGTTGTATTTCCGATTTTCGTTGCCATCGCTCGGTTCTTTGAAATGAACCTCCCGGACTACATCGTGGCACTCCGGGCAATGGATATACAAATCCTTTGGCGACCATCCGGCGATGGCTTCCGTCTCAAGGAACTCGAACTCGCAGCCGCAATGCGGGCAAGTGGCCGTAAGGCGCGTTGTGTTACCGTGTTTCAGTACCTTCATTTTCCTTTAATCTTTCAGCTTCTTCCTCGAATTGCATCATCTCCTTTACCTCACTCTCGGCCTTCTGCTGCTCCTCCTCGGTAGGCTCTCCGGCCTTCAAGCCGTACACCTCCGGGTGGCGTTTCATACAATCCTCGCAAGCGTGGTAGGCGGTTTCTAAGAACTCGCCATCCGGGATGGTTGACATCAACGACCAGAGAACCGCGAGGTAGTTACCCATTCCCTTCGCGTGACCTTCCTCACCCTTTCGGATGGCCTCAAGGGATTGGTAGATGAACATTCCAACAGGGATTGCCTTGCGAACGCGGAAGGAGAACACGGCGTTGAGGTCAGTAACCTTAACGTGTTCCGATTCCTCCTTCACGAAGAAATTTCCGATGCGCACCTCGCCCTTCTCAAGATGCGCCTTTCCGTTCTTGATTTTCATTACTTGCGCCCCAATTTTTTGAGCTTTCCAATTCCGTTTATGGTGAGCTTCAATACACCCACGATGAGGTAGAAGGCCGCAATTAAGGCGAGTCCGCCCCAGAACGGGCAAGTGACCCACCACCACGACCAAGCGATAACTCCGCAGAGTTTGAGAATCACAAAAACGATTCCCAAGATGGCTGGTATTCCGATTTGCATAGCTTTATGGTTTTATTTGATTCTAATGGACGGTACGGGGCCAACGAGCGTACCCCACGATTCACCGCCGGGTACGACTTCACCTCTTTCGTTCAAGATGGAGATACATTTGGACTTCCAGACCATAAAACCGTTGAGGCGGCTCTTGAGCCGTTTGGTCTGCGCCATTCTTTCTGCCACATACTTATCGTAGGGCATCTTCGGAGGTCTGGCGTTAAGGATTTCCCCGAACGTGCCAGCATTGTAGAGATTGGAGTGTTTCTTTGCCATATATTTAGATTCGTTGATATTCGATTTTTGTGGGTACAAATTCCGCCTCAAGCCGTTTTCTCCCATCCGCGATGTCGTCGGGGCGAACCGCAATCATAGATGCGCGATATTCAAGCCCATCCTCGCTCAACTCAAACTTGATGAACTTGTCGGATATTAGCTTTTTCACTATCTCATCGACTGCGTGTTCTCGCGCCCTTTCATAGACGGCATCGCGGAAGAACAATGCGCCAGATTTGAGCGGCCCCGCGTCATTCTTTACAATCCCTTCGGCATACCGCGCATCAATAGCCACGACACATCGCATCCTCTCATACGGGATTGTTTCTTTGATTACGGGCGTAGGGAGAGTAACAGGCGCAATAGGGCAATACTTATCCACAAACGGCGCGAGTTTCTTGGCTATGCGTTTCTTTAGGTTCATATCTGGTACACTCGATAGAAGATTTCACGGCTTCGGTGCATCGCAACGCCATATCGGTTCATTTCCCGCGTGATGGCCGTAGGTGATATGTCGCCAACACCAAGAGCGATTTCGCGCTGAGAGACCTTTACGGTGGTCTGACCGTCATACAAGGGATAGACACTCAGACCACGCGACGCGAGATAGGTGCGAACTGGTGCTTGCCGGGCATCAATAATGGTTCGCAGTTCTTTTGAGTACGATTCAATCGCCTCGCTACGGGTAAACTCACCACCCTGCCGGACGAGACGGTTCCTTCCTTCGATTATCCAGTTGAAGATGCCGGGAAGGTCGGAATCGGTTATCTTACGGACGAGGTGCTTATCTTGTCGCTCCGGCGGAATGGTGATGTCGAAACGGATGGGGACGAGGCGGCGGAAGAAGGCATCGGTGGTGTCGTTGAACCTCGGCATTTCATTCATCGCAAAGACGAGGGGCGGACACTTGATTTTCTCCGCATCGCCGTAGATTTTACGCCCTGCGACATCCTGCCCCGAAGCCAGAGCCTTGAGCGAAGAATCGAAGTCAGAGGTGCGGCGCATATCCGGGGCGAAGTTGAGGCGTTTACCCTTGACATAGGGTATCATCTTCTCGCTTGTAAGCTGCTGGCTATCGAAGGTGGAAACGTTGTCGTCGCCGATAGCCTTTTTCATCACCTCAAAGATTACACTCTTGCCGTTTGCTCCCGCCCCAATGAGGAGGAGAAACTTCTCTACGGACATACGCGAGCGGTCGAGGTAGCACATACCGAAAAACTCTTGGAGGACGAGCCGGACGGACGGGTCTGGAAGCACCTCCGCCAAGAAGGTTTCCCACGCGGGGCATTTTGCCTCCGGGTCGTAGTCGTATGGCATCCGCTCAGTCACGATTCGTCTTGGGTTTATGTCTCCGAACTCAAGACCACGCACCTCAAGTATGCCGTTGTTGAAGCAAAGGAGGAAGGGATTGGGCGCGTAAGACCGCTCCACGACCACGGATAGCGGCATTTCGCCCATCCTCCGAACATCGGTAGGCGAGAAGCCCAAATCAACGAGAACGTTGCTCAAATCGGCGAGAATTGAGAGTTTGTCCGCCCGTTCGTAGAACATTCCGTTGAAATAGTGGAAATCACCACCACCGATGAAGCAGAGGGATGAATGACGGAGCGCATCGCGCACCAGAAGGGTTATGGCATCCACGCGGTCGTTCACGCCCTTCACGCCACGGGCGGAAGCGATGTCGTCGTGGCGAGCGGAAAGCAGGGAGTGGAGTTCAATGCTGAATGTGGATGCCATAGGTTACAAGGAAGGACTCGATGGCGTAGAGCCGCCACACAGTTTAGGGTGACGACAAGGACAAAGACCTCCCGCCCTGCGAAGGCGAAGTCTGAGGTTCTGTACGGAACAGATACTTTGGGCGAGAGTCATAGGTGAAGTGTCGTTTCCTCCAAAAACGAAAACTTGGTAGTCGGCAGTGGGTGTTACCTACACCCCCTAAAAGGTTTTTTGCGGACTACGCCAATCGTTAGCCTCGGTTTCAGTCAAGACATCAGTCCGGGGTTAGTCCTTCTGGTTTGTTAGTTGTTTATAAAGTTCCGCGTATCGTTTAGGGATGACAATGCGGAGGGCGGCAACCTCCTTTGCGCGAGCCATCTTGGTTTCGTTCTCTGCGATGCGAATCTTCTGCATCTTCTCAATGAACTCGTCGTATGCCACCTTGTATCTTGCGGCCTTTTCCTCCGAATCCACGCGGATAGCCTCGTCGATGGTGTGCTTCATACCGTTGAGTTCGGCTTCGCTCTTGCGATGTTCAGCCTGTAAGCTATCCATCATAACGGAGATGTCGGAGAGAGAGGCTTTCAGTTTGCGGTCGATGATAATCGTGTCACGACCCGTGAAGCCACCCTGTGCGAGCTTCGTGGGTTCGCTTTCGGACGAAATGGCATCCCTGCGGGCGGAATCAAAGCTGCCGCCGGGGTGGATGTATTCGCCATAGGTGGAAGCGCGGGCTTCAAGCGACAGGTATCGCTCCCTCTCGCCGATGCTCCAGCCGACAATCACATCGGCGCGGGTGATGGGCTGCTCCTGTTTCGGTTCAAGGATGTTTGCCCTCTCCGGGGATTCGTAGTTCTCAATCTCGCGCATCAAGACTTCTTTCGCGGTGATAGCCTCGCGCAAGAAAGCGATGAAGCCTTTGTGGGCGGAAATACGGTCGAGGTTCGAGACGATTTCTACGGTCGGGATGACATTTGCCTTCTTGATGACATTGGACTTGTCCGAACCTACAATCTGGGCGCGGGCCTCCACGAAGCTGATGGCCTCAATTTTTCCCTTAAGGGATTCGTAGTGCAGCTTGGCAAGATTAGCGATGTGATTGGCCGAGGTTTCAGTAAGGCCGGATTCGCCAAAGAAACCTTCGGGAATTGGAGAAAAATCGTGAATCGTCATATTGGAATTGGGATATAATTTTTTCAGTTCATCTAATTTCCACATAGTTTTACCCGCTGCGTCCGATAACGCCTTGAACTTCTCGGCAAGGATGTTTACCGTCTCCTCGCTCGCCGGCCTAATCCCGCTACCGAGCATCTTTCACCTCCTCAAACCATACGAAGGTTTTGTCACTCCGTTCCGATTTCGTACATTGAATCCTCGGCGGGCAATGGCTACCGAGAAAGGCACAACCCATACAGGCGTTTCTGGGGATTACATCGGGCCGCTTGACGCATCGGTATGTTCGCCCCTTCACGACGATAGTACCACCTATGGGGATAAAGACATTGGGTAGAAAGAATCGCTGGTCGCCCTTCATAACGGCAACAAAGTTATACACAAAAGCAACAAAGCGCAAATAATTTTTGGTCGGTAACAAAAAAGTATTACCTTTGCCGCCGTGAGAGAGTGAAACGGATATGGCCGCGCTTAAAACACTCGGCTAAAAATCATCGGAGGCTCATAACCTACGGATATTGGGTTCGACTCCCATTCTCGCAACCAATAAACGGAGCGCAGCGGTGCGCAGCAGGAGGCTTGCCCCGGCCATCGCGTCACCTCCGTCCTTTCAGGCCCTTCACCCAGCCGTGAGGGGCTTTCTTTATGCCGGAAACAGGAGAAATCTACGACTTTTTAATGGCAAAGTCGCAAAAGTCGCAAAAAAGTTGCGCCTGCAAGTTCTTCTCCCACAGTAGTTTACAAAGAAATCTACGAGTTTCGCAAGTTTTTTTTCACTCTTTATACACATACACGCATATATATCTTTTTATTTTTCTTCGCGTAAAGTGTCCAAAAAAAGTAACGAAAGTCGTATATTTTCTTGCAATATCAAGATTTTGAGGTTGTTACAAAGACAAAAATGTTGCGACTTTGGTGCGAGTTTGCAGAGTTTTGTGCGAGTTTCGGGCTGGAGCATAAAAAAATCCCAGAAAAAAAATCTGGGACTTGGTAGATGGGGTCAAAAAAATTGGCAAAAATAATTTTGGGTCGGAAGGGAGAGCGATATGTTTCCGGGTTTTGGGGTGGCCCCTCCCCTCGTTGGCGGTTCGCGTCTCTTTTCCTAATAATATAATGTATATTATTGGTTTTTCTTCTCCTGTTTGGCCTTCTCCCTTTGATACAGAACACAATCGCGGCAATTTTGCGGTAAATACGCCCTTACTTGCTTTCCCTCCTTCGCTGCTTGTCTGTCGTCGCGCTGGCCTGCAATTATAATTTTAAGCGCGTCGAGTTTCTGGTCGGGGTCGTTTGTGTTATTTATTAGGTCGTTTAATAGTCGTTTTTGCTCGTCCGGGTTGGCGTAATCGACTTTTTGCCTTGTTGCTCGCTCCGGCGCTTCACTTCCTCGCCTCTCGTCCTCTCTCCTTATCTCCTCGCGCAATCTCTCTTTTATTGCCTCATCTGCTGCGAACTTTTCGCGCTTCTGGGCTTCTATTTCTGCGGCTACCTTCGGCGCGTTCTTCCACTTTGATATATAATGCGTTGTCGTGGCTGGCGTTCCTCCCTGCTTGCCCCCTGCAAGGGTGTAAAGTAGTCGCCAATCCTCCACACTTCCGAAAACGTGCAAACGGATTGCGGCCTTTTCTCTCTCCGTTATTGTCGTACTTTGTAATGTTGTTTCCATCTGTCAACAAATAAACCATTTACAAAGATAGCGACAAATGGACGCGACACCCAAATAAACCCGGCATTTTGTTCCTCTCTCATCGTCCACCCAAAACGGCTTTATTTCTGGTCTTGTCCTGTCTTGGTTCGGTGGTTCTGGGTGTTGCCTCTTGTGGTCTTTGGTATTGTCAAAATGTGTTGCGAATTGTCAAAACTCCGCAATTTCACTTTTTTTGCAAAATTTTTCATTTTATTGGTACAACCTAACAATATATTTATTATATTTGTATTGGGATTTAGTGCGAACCTCAAACGCCCGCCCGCCTTCGCTCTTTGACATTTTGATATAATCAGATAGGCAAAACTTTTTACACTCCGCCGGGGGTGTCTAAATAAACCGGGGCCGCTGCTGGTCTTTGCTTTGGTGGTTGGATACTTTAACAGTTGAATTGCAGAATACGGAAAAACCACAAGCCCCGCAAGGGCGGGACGCAAAAAGGGCCTTCAACCTTCGCGGGTTGCTGGCTCTCAAAATTCACTAATTAAATTTATCGCCTTATGAAAACTAATTTTTATGAAACAATCGCCGCTGCTGGCGTAATTACTGAACGCCAAATAATTACAATTAAATCCCGCGCAAATCGTGGGGCGGATGTCTGGGAGATTTTTAATAATGGGAATTTGAGGATAACACAGGAGCAAACAAAAAAGGGGCTTTCTTGGCTTCTTAACCAGTGGAAAACGCCTCGCGGAATTGAACGTAAAAACAACCCATTTGGGTATCGTGAACAGGAAATCATAAACAATTTCGACCGCTTCGCCCTCGTAGACTTTTATAACGTTGGCCGTTATTTCCCTTTCTTCGTTCCTGTGTATCGTGTTATTTCTCGCTCTGGCTCCTCGTTTGAATACTATTATAACGCCGGGCGAATATCTATTATCGGGTGACGTTCTACGCTTCCGGCCCGGTTTGCTGGTGACGGCTTCCGGGCTTCCAATCCACTAAATTGATGCCTTATGAAAAATCTTGCTAAACTTTGCCCCTCGTCCGCTTGGATTTCGGTTACTGTGTCCGGCTGGGGTCACGCCGAAAACAAGATACACAAACAGGTTGCCATTTGCCAGAATTGGAACGAAGCTAATAAAATGCTTGACGGTTTCGGCTCGGACAGTTCCTACAAGAATGTAAATTGGACATATCGGAAGCCGTATTTTTCGCCATCCAGATATACCTGTACTTTCCGTCCGGCTTCGGATTTTACGATTTACAACTAATGCCAACCGGGAGCGGCCTCTGGCCGGGCCGCTTCTGCTAAATTCACTAAATTATTTTGCCTTATGAACACTACCGTATTTCTCTGGGCGGTTATGACCGCTCTTGGCTGCAAAGTAATTGCAACCTTTGTAAAATGCGTTATCCACTTTTTTAAGTCCGAACCAAAATGATTGTAAAATGGTTTCTAATCGCGCTTGCCTTTGAAATCCCGGTAATCCTTCTGGTGTTTGCAAAAAGCAGAGGGGACGAAAAAGAAAGGGAGGGGGCTATGAAAGAAGAAAGGGGGCGGGGGTTATACCTTGAAATCCTTTCGGAAGTCTGGCAGAAAGCAAAGGGGCGGGGGCTGCATAAAAAGGGCGGTTACGATAATTGCCTGTACTTTGTAGCCCTTGATGAGGCTTTGAGGCGGTTGCGCCGAGGGGACGAAGTGGAGCCGGGCGTTGCTGGTCTTATAATAGACGGGCTTGGCTTCCACTTGGAACAGGACGGGGACGGGGTTATAACCGTTGCCGAAAACGAAACGGGGGCCGGGGAGTGAAATCGCCGGGCCTTGCAAAGAATCACTAAATTAAATGCCTTATGAATGTAACCGAACTGAACCGAGAACAGTTGACCGAACTAAAGCAGGGGTATCTGACCCAACTTGCCGAATCTGGCGAGTTTGCCGAGATTATGGGCGTTGACTATGACGAACCAAGTTGGTACGATATAGCGAATGCCGATGCAATCGTGCCGGACGATGTAATCTTCCGAAATTACGAAGGGGTGGACTTCGTGCCGGAGGACTTCTCTTGCAGTCCCGAATATGCGGAACTCGCGTGGTGGGACAAATAATAAAGCCGGGGGCGGGTATCTTGACCGATGCCAGCCTCACAAATTCACTAAACAAAATGCCTTATGAAATCCAAATCTTACGAAACCTACGCAACAACCCAAATTAGGGTTTACGAGGAAATGATTGCTTTTGCGGACACAATGAAAGCTATTGCGCGGAAGTATAACGGGAAAATCGTCAACAGACGATTTACAAACGAATTGGCCGCTGCTGGCCCTAAATGGGGCAACGGCTATCCCTGCTTCTCCTGCGGATTCGATGAGACCTTCCACTACCAAATCAAAGTGGAGTTGATGGAGTTACGAGACGGGACACGGGCCTATGGCTATGCAAACAGATTCTGGAATCTGGATAATGATGTCAACGCGAAATCTTGGGAGGTTATGTATAACGGCCCGATGGATGCCGAAAAGTTCTGCACTCTGGTTGACAAAAACGTAGAGGGTTTTAAGAAAGAAATCGAACAACTCCGCGATTGCCTCGAACACTTCGACGAAGTTCTGGAGACATACCAGAAAGTAATGGCTACATTGAGGAGTATTCCGGACCGTCACAGGTGGATGTTTGGCCACGTTACGGAGTTTGAGTTTCGGAAAATCTGCGAACTCGCAAAGATTTACGCGAAGTAAAGACCGGGAGGGGTGGTCTGACCGCCACCCCTTTCACAAACCACTAAATTTTTATGCCTTATGTCCGAATCTCTTTTGAACTGCTTGGGTAATATGCTCGACACCATTCCAACTTCCGCACATTATCACGAATTGCTCTGCATCCTATCGAATCTTACTGGTTGCAATGACTTCGATGAAATGAGGAAGAAATACGGGGAATATACCTACAGGCAATGGGGCGATTTAATCGCCGAAAACACACCGAAATGGTAAAACAGGGGATGGTTCTCTCGCCGGAACCTCCTTTCAAAAATCACTAAAATTATGCCTTATGAAAACAGACATTAACGGTTGTAGCACTTGCCCGGCTGGGCGCGAAAACTACGAATTTTACACCCAGAAGATTGGGCGTAAAGCAACAAGATTGGTTCAATACGACTACCGCCATACGGACGGGGAGTTGTTCTCCTGCGTGGCGAAATCTCTGGACGAAGCGAGGGGACGGAGGGATGCGTGGTTGTCGAAAAAGTAACACCGGGCGGGATGGGTTTGCGCTCCTTCCGCTTGCAAATTCACTAAAAAACAACGCCTTATGACAACCATCCTCAAGCGCGAAGAAATCCGCAATATCTACGACGATGCGACCATTACCATAGAGAAGTATCTGGAGAAAGATTGCGCCGTTCCTATGTGGCGTTACTATGTCAAATACGACAACCATACAATAGCCTCCGGCTACTCCGATGGACTTTGGAATAAGCCTAAAAAGAGCTGGCTAATTCGGAGGTTCTAAACACGGGGACGGGCGGGTGGCCCTGTCCGTCCCCACGAAATAATCACTAACTTTGTATGCCCTATGAAAACACTACAAGAAGCACTTGATTCCTTCCGCGATAACGGCGGGGCGGCATCCACTATGCGAAAGCACCTGTTGGCTGCTGGAATCAACGAATGGAGCGATATAAGCAGAGAGAGCTTATATGACCTACGCGACACCCTCACGAAGAATCTGGCGGCTTCTACGGCCCGTACCGTAATCCTCAACTTCAAAGCCTTCGTCCGGCGGCATCTGGACTATGTAACCCTTCCAGACGATTGGGTGGAAATCCTCTCTGTAAAGAACGAGGCCCCCCTGCGTACATATCTCACGCCGGAGGAACTACGGAAATTCGAGGGGGTATCTACCAGAAACCCGAAGGAGGCACTTGTGCAGATTGAATGCCTACTCGAAGCCTACACGGGAGCCAGAATCTCCGACATTATGACCTTCACGGCGGAGAACGTGCGAGGGAACGAACTGGTCTATGTAAGCCAGAAAACGAGAATCCAAAGCACCGTGCCTATCTCAAAGAAGGTTCTCCGATGGATTAACTACGCGCAATCGCACAGGGATGACGAGCCAAGCACACCTTCTCGCTGCGACATTATCCGGCGGCTCTGCAAGCGGGCCGGAATCGACACGCCTGTAACCGTGTATTCCGCCGGGGAAACGAAGAAGGGGGAGAAATGGAACTACATTACCAGCCATTCCTTCCGCATTTCCTTCGTCACGAACTTGCAGCAATCGGGGATGGACTTGGTTTCTATCTCGCGTATGAGCGGCCACAGGAACGTGGCTATGACGGAGCGGTATTGCGCCCCTGCCGCCCCGAAGCTGACTTGGCTTGCGCAGGAGTTTCTGGGGCTGAATGACGATAAATAACAACAGATATGAAGAAGTACATTGTAACCATCTTGTTCGACAAATCGCTTACCTACCAAGAGGATGTCTATGCAAACACAAAGCGCGAGGCGTACTCTAAAGCGAAAAAACGGTTAGCCAAAAAGCTATTCAAGATGTCGAAATTGAAGAATTATTACTGCGTTGAGGATTAGCCACCAAAAAAAAGGGGGGGGCGGGTATTCCTTCCACTTTTCCTTCCCCCTTTCAACAACAAACCCCATCAGAGATATTCTGGTGGGGTTTTCTTGTGGCCCTTAGCAGATTCGCAGAGGCAACGAAGCGCAACCTCTTGGAAACCAAAGCTAATCGCCGTAATACCCACCCGTTCAGGTATTTATATTATATTTCAAAGTTACTTTTTCTTTACACTTATTTCCCTTTTACTACAAAAATGTCAACTTTTTCTTCCCTTTTTCATTCCCCTTTTCTACCTTTGTAGCCGAAAAACAAACACGGCAAATATGACATTTTCGTTCTACCTCAAGGATAAGAACAGGGCGAATGGTACGCCCCTTATCCTAATCATCCATCAAGGCGGCAAGCAATACAAGAAGGCTATCGGTATCACCGTGCGCCCGGCTGATTTCAAGAAACAGAGAGTAAAGAACGAGGCGGTAAACAACAAACTTCGTTCCATAGAGAACCGCCTCAATGAAAAACTAAACCAGTTCTCAACCGAGGAGGATATTCTCGATGCCATCCAGTACGCATTGACCGGGGAGCAGAAAACGGAAGAAATGGACGGTCTTGAAACTCCGTCTTTCTGGGAATACTATGAGATTTGGTCGAACAGGGATTGCCCGCAGAAACGACAGAGGAGGAACAACTACAAGCTGGTTAAGGAAACGATGGGGAGTGCGTATGATTGGGATACGGTGGATTCCGGCTTCTACCTACTTCTGGTTCGTAGGCTTCAAGATGCCGGGTATAGCGTGAACTATATCGGGACAATCATATCCCGGCTAAAGGCTATGATGAACGAGGCGGCTAAGTTGAGATACCATTCAAACACGGATTTCCACTCGTTCCGAAGGATGTCCGAGCAGCCAGACACCGTGTATCTCACACAGAAGGAAATCGAAAAGTTATGGCGGTTGAAATTGACGATTCCGAGGGAGAAAAAGACGAGAGACTTATTTATTCTGGGATGCTATACCGCTATGCGGTTCTCCGACTACTCGCGCCTCGAAATGGATATGATTCAAGACGGTTTGATTCGCATATCGCAGAAGAAAACTGGAGGCAGGGTGGTAATCCCGGCCTCGCCTCGCGTAATTGAGATTTTACAGAGGAATGGCGGGTGCGCACCGAAGGTATGCCACCAGCAGTTCAACAAGACGATAAAGGAGGTTTGCAAGAAGGCGAAAATCGACACGCCTATTACGGTAACAAAGAGCAAAGGGGTTGGCAGGGTGATTGAAATAAAGCCCAAATACGAACTCGTATGCTCTCACTCAGCGAGGCGTTCCGCAATTTCCAATCTCCACCTATCCGGGCTTCCACTCCACCAGTTAATGCTCGTATCCGGCCACAAGAGTTTACAGAGCTTGCAGAGGTATTTGCGTCTGACCGCAGAGGAAAACGCAAGGATGCTGGCGGAAAATCCATTTTTCAAATAGCGGCGCGGCGATTTTTTCTCGCGTGCGTATGCGTGTGCGCTTTATAATTATTCAAGATAATTATATATATAATTCAGCTATGAATATAAATAAAGCCAATATTTAATTTTAGCCTAATACACAATATCATTGTTTACTTAACAAAAACATATCTCTGGAAAAAGAATAAAGGGGTTTAAGGGGGAAAAGGGAAAAACCAAATGGTGTCTTTGCGTATCGCTATCGCCAATGCTGACTTTCGGCCAAATGAGAAAAGCGGGCGGTCAAAAAAAGCGAGGGGCAACCCTACTGTGATTACCCCTCGGATAAGCAGCCTTCCGGCTACCGTAACAACACTACAAATGTAGTTGCTTCTATTCGTTTGTATAACATTTTTGTTTCTTTAATTTTATCCGATTTGAGGCACTTTCTCCAGCAGTTCGAGCAATCTGTCAATCTTTCCCTCAATCGCGTCTAATCTCGCGTTTATCTCTCGCTCGTTGGGCTTTTTCTTCATCGGGTCGCCAACGCCATTTAAAAGCCATTCGTCATTTATCTGCGGGTATGCCTCCAGAATCCGCCGGGTGAACCGTGCGAGGTGGAATTTACCCGCCTTAATCTTCGACAATGACGATGGGTGTATCCCCGTCTCGCGTGAGAAAATTCTCGCGTTGCCGGAGGCGAGGGATAGGATGAGAAATTCAAGTCGTTCCTGTTCGTTCATATCTACTTGTCCTTTATAAGTTCGACAAGCTCTTTCCAGTTACCGATGTTGATAGTCTGGATGTGGTGGACTTCAACGGTAGGCTTCTGTTCCGTAGTGGCGGGTGTGGCCGGGTTTAGCATCTGGCCTTCCCCGCGGAATAGCCAGTTGAGGTTGAGTTCCGGGCATTTAACGGCAATTTTCGTTACGTTTGCCGCAGATGGGCCGTTAACTTTGATGTCGCTAATCGTTCCGTGATTCAATCCGCAGTAGTCCTCAAATTTTGTGTGTCCCATATCATATTGACTACGAGCGAATTGGACTAACCGTTGCTTAAAATTTTCCATTTACTTAAAAATTTCGTTAAAAAAATTTGGAATCAACGGAAATTCTCTTTAACTTTGCCCTCGGTTTGGTTGATACAAGTTCATTGGCACAAAGAATCCCCCTCCCCATTTGGGGTGTTACCTATCCAGCAATAACAATAAGCAGTCGTTCTTGCTTGGACTACAAAGGTAATAAAAGGAAACGAAATGTCAATGAACTTTAACCAAAATCTTAATTAAAGGTGTCACCGACCTTAACGGGAAGAAAGTACGGAGAAAGTTTTACTCCGCGTGTGGAACCCCGGCCTACATTAACTACGGGGGCGCGACCCAAGACATTACAGGGTTGCCCGATTCATCCGAAGCAAGACGGAATGCGGACGCAGCCGCCCGACGGATGAACTAAACAGGGTAAGGGACGACCAATCCTTGCGCTATATCGTAATGGGCGCGGATAATCGTTATCCGCGAGTGTTTCAAGCCCTCAACTATTTAATGAATATAGAACTCAGAGAACGATAATGAACTACAAGAAAGACTATTCCGGCAAGACTGCCGAGCGGTGGTTGGCGGAGAGGGGGTGGACGGGGTTTCTTATGACCGTTCCGATTGGAGAAACGAAATATACCTGCGCCTCCGTAAGTGATATTCTCTCCATTCGCTCGACCGCATCACAACTCAATAACGACCCGGATTGCGACCGTTCCTTCTCCGTATATACGAATATGGACGAGCGGACGATTCGTGTAACCGCAAAACCTAAACAAGATGTCTAAACTCACAGAGGAAACCGCAAAACGCCTCATCATTGCCATTGGAGACCTTCAAACCATTCTATCCTCCGTCATTACGACCGTTGACGAGCAATACGGCCCGGTTATGTCTGTCAACGAAGCTGCCGCATATTGCGGTGTCGCTCGTCAGACCATTTCGGATTGGGTACGGAAGGGGAAGATTCGCAAGGTAGAGCGTGGATTCCGGGTTGGATTCCTCCAGAGCGACCTTGACCGTTGCAGGCCCGTTCGTAGGTGATAACTCGCTAATATATGGAAAAATGAATGGAAACTCATCGCTTCGTAGGTGGTGAGAAATGCTATCGTTTGTAATTGATTATCAATATGTTAAATCTTAAAAAAATCCACCCCGCGCTATGACTTATCAAGAGGAAATTAAGGAACTTCGCAATCGTATAGAGGAATACGAAGGAATCCTTGAGAAGTTAATTACCGCACCATACTCGGATGGTGTAATCGCATCCGAAGAAGGTGATGGAATGTATCTGGTTAAGAAGCGTTCTGGCGAGAGCGTTATTCTTCCCGTTAAGCCGCAGAAAGATGGCTCGCCACTTCGCTTGTTCTTAAACACGAAGGTTATTGTTAGCAACAATTCCATCATTGGCATCCTGCCGAGCGAACTGATGGAGAAAGAGACCCCCCCCCCATTTCGACTTCATTGATTGGAGTGAAATCGGCGGCTTGAAATCACAAATCCAGAAAATCCGTGACACCGTTGAACTGCCCGTGACGCAGCAGTCTCTCTACCGAGAATATGGCCTTACGCCATCGAAGGGCATCGTCTTGTATGGGCCTCCCGGATGCGGAAAGACGATGGTCGCAAAGGCTATCGCATCGCAACTCCTCAAGGGGGTGAAACTGACAAACAACTCCTTCATCTATATGAAGGGCGGCGAAATGTTAAGCCCCTATGTCGGCGCGGCAGAAGCATCTATCAAGGCCGTATTTGACCGCGCACGGCAGAACTACAAAAAGACCAAGACAAGGAGCGTTATCTTCATTGACGAGGCGGAGGCAATTCTCCCTCGGCGCGGCTCCAGATTCTCCTCCGATGTTGACACGACCATCGTCCCCACGTTCCTTTCGGAAATGGATGGATTCGAGGGTAATGCAACATTCATTATTCTTGCTACAAACTTCCTCGGCCAGCTTGACGAGGCTGTTATTCGGCCCGGTCGCATCGACCTTTCAGTTGAGATAGGCCGACCCGATAAGGATGATGTTGAGGACATCTTCAATATATACCTATCAGCCACCAAGACCAACGGGAGTAGCAAAGAGCTTGCAAAGTCCGCCGCAGAAATTCTTACCGATGCGAGAAAGAAAGACATTTCTGGTGCGCTCGTCAAGAATATCGTGGAGAAGGCCGCACTCATCGCCATCAAACGAGAGGCGACCGGCAAGAAGGCTGAAAAGGGAATCACTTTGAACGATATTAGAACCGCCTTAACTATCTAATGCTATGTCTGGTGTAACTCAACTATTCAAGAAGGCAGAGGAGAAGCCGCAGCAGAACAAAGACCTCGCAGCGGAGTTTGAGGCACTTAAATCGAGGCCAATACAAAGGGCAGAGGAATGGACAATTGTCAATAGGCGGCTCGTCGTTGGTTGTGGGTGCGGAGGCGGAGGGACGGACATCCACATCGCCTTGCCCGGAAACCATCCCGGATTAGAATATGAAGTCTATTCGCGTCTGGATAGTGATGATTTGCGAGAACTCAAGAAGCAATATCCAGATGCCGTGATAATGAAAGGACACGCCCCGTCCGGCGTGACAGACCGCTATAACCCCCGTGATTACATAAGAGTTGGCCTATGACGCGATTGGAGTATATAGTGTTTGTCTCATTATGTGCGGCGAGCATATCCTATACAATCACTTGGGCTGGGATTTTTAGCAAGTTGAGAGAGGCCGTTGGCAAAATGGGAGGATGGTTCGATGACCTAATACATTGTCCGTATTGCTTCTGCCACTATGTGATTTTGGTAATTATGCTTACCACCAGACACATTGGTGATTACCTCATTCGGATAACAAATGTCGGAATTTACGACTTCATTTTCACTTGGTTTGTGATTGTTTGCATAACAAGCCTCCTACACGCGGTAATGCTTATCGCATATAAGCCCGTTGCGGAGGTGGAAACCTTTAGGAAATTGAAAGCCAAAAGAAGTAGCAATGGAACTCAATAAGGTTTATCTGGGCGATTCCCTTGAAATAGCGAGGACAATCCCCGATAACTTTCTGGATTGCGTTGTTACTTCGCCTCCCTATTATGCGCTCCGCGATTACGGTCACGAAGGACAGATAGGGCTTGAGAAAACGCCGGAGGCGTACATCGAAAAACTCGTTAGTCTTTTCCGCGAAATCCGCAGGGCTTTGAAACCAAACGGCACTTGCTGGGTGAACCTCGGAGATTGCTATGCTGGAAGCGGAAAAGGGCAGAACGGGAACGGTAGGCATAGCAACGGCGGAAAGCAAGATACCAACGCGGGTGCGATTGTGGGTGGGCTTCCGAGAGGCGTAACCGGGGGGGGGTATAAAGAGCAAAGACCTCATCGGTATTCCGTGGATGTTCGCATTTGCTATGAGGGCAGATGGCTGGTATCTGCGCCAAGACATCATCTGGTCGAAGCCTAATCCGATGCCGGAATCCGTCAAGGATAGGTGTACAAAATCCCACGAATACATCTTCCTGTTCTCAAAGAGCGACAAGTATTTCTTTGACCACGAAGCGATAATGGAGCCGTGCGCAGACCAAGAGAGAACAAATTATCAATCCGGCTCCAGAACATTTAAGCCGAAGGTCAAGAAGGGGCATAAGTTCGGTGGCAACAAGTACGGAAAATCCGATGACCCGCACTTCGCAAGATACTCCGGCAAAGACTATGTGCCACGCACTAAGAACGTGCAGTATGACGGTCAAAGACCTAATTCGATGCACCTACGCAGGGAGGATGGTCTGCCGGACGATGAATACACCGTGAGAAATAAGCGGAGTGTATGGTCGGTAAATGTTCAGCCTACGCGGGAGGCGCATTTCGCCACCTATCCGCAGAAACTAATCCAACCGTGCATCCTTGCTGGTTGCCCCGAAGGTGGTGTTATTCTCGACCCCTTTATGGGTAGCGGGACTACGGGGATTGTGGCACGAAAACTCAACCGCAACTACATCGGAATAGAGTTGAATCCAGAATATCAAAAGATGGCAACGAGGCGGATATTCAACGAGGGAGAAAACCTATTCAACCAAGCAGAATAATTCACTAAATCTAATCCTTATGGCAAACATCAATGACAACGAGCCTCGGAGCGACACGCAGCGGGCGAGAATCCTCGCGTTCCTCCAGAGCGGAGGTAAGCTGACCTCACAAGAGGCGTTACGCAGATTCGGATGCGCCCGCCTCGCCTCCAGAATCACCGACATCCAGCAGAAGAATGGAATCGAAGTCAAGCGCAAGAAGATTCAAGTTTCGACCGCAGACGGTGGTACGGCTTGGGTCGCGCAGTATTGGATAGAGCAATAATCTGGGGCGAAGTGGCTGACCTGCCGTGTTTTTTCATTACTTTTTCACGGTCTCTCCGCCCCTTTTCTTGAAACACCATAAAATCAAATACTATGAGCCTCGAAGTTCTTGACCGGGTTAAGATAGCCCGGCAAAATGGGGGGGGTATGAATACGGAACCGTTGCGGCTATTTCGACATCCGCTTTTGACGGTACGCCGCTTTACATCGTAGATTTTGAAGCAAAGAGCCTCACCCTCACGGAAGAATCACTAATCAAGGTGCGCCGTAGGACGCGAAAACCTAAAAACTAACAAATGTCAGAAGAAAAGAAGAATCTCGAACTATACAATAGGGTTCGTGAAGTGCCGAACGAGGCGCAGAAGCCTATCCAAGCTGGAAGGCTTAAAGGGAAAACCGACATCAATCCGATGTGGCGAATCCAGACCCTCACGAAAGAGTTTGGCCCGGCTGGGGTTGGTTGGTACACCGAAGTGGAGAAACAATGGACGGAGACAGTCGGTTCGGAAAGGGCGGTTTACCTCGAAGTTCATCTATTCACGAAAACGGCTAACGGGTGGAGCGCACCCATCGTAGGATTTGGCGGCGCAATGGTCGCAGCACAAGAGAAAAACGGAATTTTCGTGGATGACGATGCGCTAAAGAAGGCGTACACGGACGCGCTCTCGCAATGTTGTAGAAGCCTCGGTATCGGAGCAAACGTGTATTGGGAAGCCGATGTATCGAAGTACCAGCAGGAGAAGGCCATCGAAGAATCGCGTGATGCGGCAATCGAATATATCAACGGTTGTAGCACACAGGAAATGCTGAACGCAGCTTGGGAACACTACAAGCAATGGTTCGGCAACGACAAGGAGTTTAAACTCGCCTTCACTAAGAGGCAAAGAGAAGTATCCGCAAAATGAAACTCATAAAGAACGAAAAAGTATTTTTCAGCGAACAGGCGCATATCTACCTCAACGAGAATGGTGACGAGTTAATCGGTGTGACATCGTTGATGCGCAAGCACGGGCTTGGGGCGGATTATTCCGGCATCCCGGAAGCCACGCTCCGCAGGGCTGCGGAAGAAGGAACGGCACTCCATAAAGAGATTGAGGACTACGAAACGGGACAGGCCGTTCTTATTTCTCCGCTCATCCAAGCGTACCAAAAGCTCGGATTGAAGTGCGTTGCGGTCGAATACCTTGTCAGCGATGACACGACCGTTGCCTCATCCATTGATGGCGTGTACGAAGGCTCGAAAAAGAACACCGTTATTCTGGTGGACTTCAAGAGTACCCAGAAACTTCATACCCACGCCCTCGAATCTCAGCTATCAATCTACAAAGTCCTGTTCGAGCGGCAGAATCCGAAAATCAAGGTTGAGGGTTTGTACTGCTTGCATCTTGATAAGAAAACCAAGAAGATTAAGGGCTTCTATCCAGTCAAAGACCTCGGCTCGGAATGGGTGGATGAACTCATCGCTTGCGAAAGAGAGGGCCGAGTATTCGTGGATATGTCCGAGCAGCCACAAGCATCGCTTGTTCTGTCCGACGACGAAATCTCCGAAGTGGTCGCCAAAGCCGCAAGGGTTGACGAACTCAAGGCTACCGTCAAGGCTCTGGAGGATGCGCTTAAAACCTACTACGACAAGGTATGCGACTATATGGTTGCGAACAACCTTACGGAACTCGCAACGGATGGCGGCAAGTTCGTTCTCCGCAAGGCGAGCAGCCGAAGCCAGATAGATAAGGCGAAACTCGAAAAGATTGCGCCGGAACTGGTTACGCAATGCTCAAAGACTGTGAATGTGGCCGCGTCCGTATCTTTCAAACCCGACAAGGATGGCGAGTAAGAAAGTATCGGACAAGCCTAAAAAGCCAAGATGGAGGCCAAAGCCCACGATAACCTATGGCAATCCGCTCAAGACCATCGAGCAGTTGGAGCGCGAGAACCAACCGTGGGTGATAGCCCGCTTCCCCGTCCGCGCAAGGTTCGTGGAGGGCGAGATTGGCTACTGCTACGAAATCCTCCTGTTTCAGACGATAGACAGGGATGAGCCAAACGACAACTTCACGATGAGTCGCGAGGAGTTCCGCGAGGTGCTTCGTAAGTATGGGCTTACCTGCCATTATAGAGCGTCAAGATATGGCGAAATCTACGCGAAGGACAATCGCTTGAGGGAACTTACCAAGTTGCTGCAAAAGTCGCAGAATCGGCAAAAGAATACCCTTAAGGCGATTCGCCAGAAGCAGTACGATTTAACCGATGCCGCCTCAAGAGCCTCCGACCCGGCAGAAAAGGAACGGTTGAGGGTCGAGAGGGACTTAAAACGTAAGGAGGCGGAGGCGTTCGAGAAAAAGATGAAACTCTTTCATAAAGGCTTCTGTCAAGAACATAACATCATAATCTACCAGTTTTAACAATGAGTGTAAACAAAGTAATTCTTTTAGGAAACCTAACCTCCGACCCGCAGGTTCGAGTGGTGGGTCAATCCCAAGTCGCCACGTTCGGCCTTGCAACCAACGAGCGGTTCAAAAAAGCAGACGGTACGATTGTCGAAAACACAGAGTTCCACAACATTGAACTCTGGGGTAACGCGGGGGTGATACAGTACCTCCGAAAAGGAACTCCCGTCTTTATCGAGGGTTCTATAAAAACCGACAAGTGGCAAGACCAGAACGGCCAGAACCATTCTGTGACGAAAATCAGAGCCGCTACCCTTCAACTCGTTGGCAACAAGCCGCAACAGGCTGCGCCGCAGCAGCAGTATCCTCCATACCCGCAGTACCAGCAATCCGCTCCGCCGCAGGGCTATCCTGGCGCACCGCAGCCGGGCTACCAGCAATCCTATGGCGCGGTAGCACAACCACAGATGCCGCCGCAGCAGCAAGTGCCGCCTATGCCACAGGGCGCACCGTTCCCTCCCCAGCAACAGGCAGCACCTATGCCTCCGGCCGCACCTCCGGGCCAGCCGAGTATGGCGCAGCAGCTTGACCCGAACAACTATCCCGGCGATTTGCCCTTTGATTAACCTGCTAACCCTTTGCATATCACCCCTTGAAACTAAACCTCCTCAACACCACGCACGGCTTGATGCCGCTCTGCGATGAGGATTACGAAGCGAAGAAGAAATTGAAGAACGGAGAGGTTTACGAAGCAGAAATAAAACTGGTTCGCAACTACAAGTTCCACAAAAAATTCTTCGCCCTCATATCCGCCGGATATTCTTTACTGCCGGAGCGCACTCAAAACGGTTTTCGCTCCACGGAGGGATTTCGCGCATATTGCATCGTGGCGGCTGGTTTCTACGAACTATACTACAATCCAAGATTGAAGGAGTTTGTGGAGATACCGAAATCTTTGAAGTTTTCTTCGATGGATAACGCGGAGTTTGAGGAGGTTTACGAAAGGGTCAAGGATGTAATTTTCGGCTTACTCGGTAGCCGTATCACCGAGGAACAATTCAACACCATTTTATCAAACTTCTGATGAACCGCAACATCGGCGAACGTATTTCGTGGGAGGGTGTATCACGATTCCTTTCGGGCGAAATCACGGGCTTTCATAAGCACGGGTATATGGTACGGCTCGACAACGGAAAGTATGTCGTAGTTGCGGAAGAATCAATCCTAACACCTAACAACAATGGAAGAAATCAAAAATGAGGCTTTGAAAGCCAAGAACGAAACTGAAAACGTGGAAATGGGGGGGGTAAGACGATGAAACCCGAAGTCAAGAATGACTTTCTCGTAGAAATCACACCGCACGTTGAGGCTATTCTGGAAATAGCACAGAAGTACAAAGAGGAAGGAAAAGAGGCTTCCGCTATCCTTCTCGCTGGCGATGGCAACCGCCATACTACGATGGTTCACGGCAGGGGTGGAGACCTTCGCTATCTTATGTTCGAGGCGTTCACGGATGAGAAGCCGCACGAGAGGATGTTTATGGATGTCGCAAAACTGATTGCCATTCGCGGTATCGCTGGTGATATGTTTGGCGGCATAGAGAGAAAGCAGAATAATGACCGCGAAGGAACTGGCAAGCAAGATTGACCCGTTGTTCGGGCAGATAATGGAAATAATGCGCGAGGCGGAGGCTTCCGGGCTGCAAATAGCGGCCATCCTCTACGCCGGAGCGGTAAATGAGAACAACCAGATTGAAATGTATTCGGCTGGTGGTGGAAGCGCGGAGATAATGGCAAGTATGCTCGTCTCTTTCGGGACTGTTGATTGCCCCTCTGGAAAGGGGGTTCTTATCGAAGCATTACGCGGTATCTACGATGCGGAAGTCAAGGCGGGCAAAGTGCCGCCTATGGTTTTCCACCGCAAAGACGGATTGCCGAATTAGTGGGCGCGGCCAGAATTTTAACATCAACCAAATAACACTCTTACCCGGAGATTTGGGGATGTGATGTGTGTGGGGTTCGCGCCCTTTTTTGAGATAGACCTTTGCTTTTCGTGTTGCTTTAGTTTTGTATAGGGTGGCCGATGGCGATGCGCGGGTACTGGCACGGTACGCGGTCTTGGGTAGGTTCGTAATAAGGCTTGTCGGATGCCCTGTTAAGATTCGACCGACAAGCTGGAGTGGGTGGTCGGCCTAATAATCATACATCCATTACGGGCAGTTGCTGGCGGCGGGGAACAGACCCGCTTTTGCGCAGGTGGCGGAATTGGCAGACGCGCTGGCCCAAGGAGCCAGTTCTACGGAGTGAGGGTTCGATTCCCTCCCTGCGCACACAGGGGAGAGGTAATAACAATTATTTCTATCAACGTTAGTTCGCAAGGCGGTGAAAACTCCCCCACCGCCAAACCGGGGATAGCTGGGTGCGGGGGTAGTAGGATGTTGCCATAACGTATTTATTCCCCGTAGGTTCGATTCCTGCTATCTCCACCAATGTTGTTACACTAAATGTTAATGCCTTATGAGTAAAGAGCAAAAGCCGTATTCCGATGCGGAATGGCAGGAAATGAAGAAGATGCGCGAACAAGGTGCAAAGTTTTCGGAGATAGCCCAGATGTTCGGGCGCACCGAGGGCGCGGTAAGTATGAAGTTTTATAGCGAGGCCAAGAAGCAGAAGGTGTCCGAGGGGGGGGGTAGAACCCCGGTAGATACCGTCACGGCCCACGACCCCGCGATGTTTCGTGGCGAGAACGCAAATGTTCATCAAGTTGGTAAGATTGATTTCATCGCGCTCCAATACTATCTTTGGCAGAAGTTCAAGAGTTGTCGTGGCGGACAAAACGCTGATGGCATCATCGGAATCGCGCTCTGCCCCATCGCGTCCAATTGCGAGGTAAACCTTATGTTTTCTGATGGAACGGCACAAAATTTCACGATTTGTCCGCAGGATGGGCTTTACTTCATCGCCGACTTCGCAAATGCAATAAATATGGCACTCGCCAAGAAGCAGTATAAGAAGCCCGTCCAGAATGCTTCTGTGCTTGCGAAAGCAAAGACGCTCAACGACTTCACGCCTCGCCAGATAATCAAACACCTTCACGACATCGGATTCCGCATCGAGGATGGCGAGTTGGTTTTGATTGAGAAGAAGAAAATCAACATCCATAGCATACTAACTGAGGAATGATGAAAACGGTTCGCAAGTGGGTAATCTTCATTCTCGCCCTCCTGTGCGGGGCATCCCTTTTCTCATACATCTGCGGATTAGAGGAGGGGCTGAAAGAGAATTGGATGGTGCTTGTCTGTATCGCAAGCGGTGGCCTGTGCTACGGCTTGTGTATGTACTGGAGCAAGCGAGGAAAGCTGCCGGATGATATGTTGAACGAAAAGAACGATATGGCGTGAAATACATAGCATATACGGATGGTTACTTCGATATGGGCGACCGCGTTGGTGCTTCCGCCTGTATCATCTTGAGCGAGGATAAGTCAAGGGTTCTGCATCGGTGGGTAAAGGCCAGACGGTGCAAGGATAACGGCAAGCAGCAACTCAACAACGAACAGGAGTTGGGTGCTTTCGTCCATACGGTGCAAGCCATTCCAGACGGAAGCACGGTGCATATCCTCTCTGATTCTATGTATTGCGTAAAGGTGCTTGGTGGTGTATGGAAGGCCAAGACCAACGAGAACATAATCAAGGTCTATACCGACACCGTAAAGCGCAAGAATCTTACCGTCACGACCGAATGGGTGCGCGGTCATAGCGGCGACACCTATAACGAGGCTGCGGACGGTTTGTGTAATTGGCTGGCGGATTACCTGCGCAAGTCTGGTAAGAACGTGCTGGCGTGGAAAGAAGGAACAATAGAATAACACGGCAATGGAAAGACAATTGGAAATCATAGCCTATCTTCTGGCTCGGAGCATTTCTCTCCAGACGGGAGAGGCGATTAACGAAATCATCGCGGATGCGGTTGCTGCAACAGAGGGGGCAGCGGTGGAGGTTACGGACGATTCCGTCGAAAAAGTCTATAAGCAATATCCAACGAAATGCCCGATTCGCGGTACGGCTACGGGTAAATGCGCAAAGAACAAGGCGCAGATTCGTAAGCTGCTGAAAGACCATACGGCAGACGAATTGGTGTGCATCATCGACCGATATGTGCGCGAGTGCGTAGATGCTCAAATCTTCATCAAGAATTTCGGAACGTTCCTCAACCAGCTTCCAGATTACGGGGAGGATGTGCGAAGCGGCTTCTTCGCCGCCGCAGGGTCGAGACCTCAACCGCAGTAGCAGATGATTCACGAACCTTCGATTAGGCAATGGTTCAGTCTCTTTAAGGAGGATAACCCGCTCGTTGAAGTTCGCGTCCTCGGTTCTGGAAAAAAGACATTCTCCGGCTATTTCGAGGATGTAGATAGCCTTATCAATGCCATCCGTCCGTATGACGGTTTCGGCATCTACGCCACCATCAACGCAATCAAGCAATCGTGCTGGGGGCGTAGCCAGACGAACCAGATGATGCAGTCGCCGAAGTCAACAACCTCGGACACGGACATCGACTATCGGACTACCCTACTGATTGACATTGACCCGAAGCGGCCTTCCGACACGAACGCATCGGACGACGAGGTGCGAGGTGCTTATGCACTCGCCGCGCAGGTGTATAGGTTCTTGGATTCTCAAGGGTTCGAGAAACCAGTTGTTGCGTTTTCGGCAAACGGATACCATCTGCTCTACAAGATATACCTCGCCAACACGGTAGAGAACGCGAATCTTGTGCGAGACTTGCTCCTTGCGCTGGATATGCTATTCAGCAACGATACGGCGAACATCGACACCTCCGTGTTCAACGCAAGCCGAATCTCCAAGCTGATTGGCACAACTTCAAACAAGGGCGTGAACACGGCGGAGAGGCCGCAGCGAATCTCGCAGTTCGTGAAAGTGCCGGACGAGTTCAAGATAACCGACAAGGCGTATCTCCAGAAGGTCGCGGCTATGCTTCCGAAGCCGGAGCAACCGAGTAGGCAGAACGGCTTTACGAGGGAGGATTTCGACCTTGACAACTTTGTGAACGCGCACAACATCCACATCGTGAAGCGAGGGAGGTTTCAAGGTGGCGAGAAGCTGGTTCTTGAGTGCTGCCCGTTCGACCCGAATCACAAAGCCCCGGATGCCGCCCTGTTCAAACTCGACACCGGGGCTATCGGATTCAAGTGCCTCCACAACTCTTGCCAGCACTACACTTGGCACGACTTTAGGCTTCACTTCGACCCCACCGCCTACGACCGCCAATTCCGCGAGGAACACCGTCAAAAACGAGTTTACAACTCGCAGATGGTACGGCAACCCATCGAACCCATAAAAGAGGACGAGAGGGGCAAGATTTGGCTCTCTATGAGCGATATTAAATGGGTTGACCCATCGCAGGTTGTCTGCATACCGTCCGGCATAACGGAACTCGACCGCAAAATGATGGGGTTCGCGCTCGGTGATGTGACAATTCTTTCCGGGCTATCCGGCTCCGGCAAAACAACCATTCTCGACCACTTCATCCTCAACGCGGTTCAGCGCGGCTTCCCAACTGCCTGTTTCTCCGGCGAGTTACAAGGATTCCGCTTTCAGTCGTGGCTCGACCAGATGGCTGCTGGAAAATCAAACGTTGTTGCAAAACAAGGCTTTGATAATCTTTATTACGCGCCGAAGGCCGTGAGCGAGAAAATCAATGCGTGGCTGGACGGGAAGTTTTGGCTATACAACAACGACTACGGCGAGCAATGGGGGTTGCTCTTTGAGAAAATCAAGGAGGTAGTATCAGAGAAAGGTGTAAAGTTCGTTCTAATCGACAACCTTATGGCCCTCGACCTTGACGAACAGATTGGTTCTTCAAACGAGCGCGAGACGAGGCTTATCAAGGACTTAAAGACATTTGCGAAGAAGGAATCCATACACATCCTCCTTGTCTGCCACCCACGAAAGGAACAATCGTTCCAGCTTCTCCGAAAGGAATCCATAGCCGGAACTGCAAACCTTACGAACCTGTGTGACAACCTCCTTATCTCGCACCGTGTAGGTAACGACTTCGAGCGAAGGGCGCGTGACTTTTTCGGGTCTGCGAAGGTGCTTGAAATGATGGACTACGATGTCGTGGTGGAGATAGCCAAGAATCGCTCTATGGGTATCGTTGACACTCTCATCGGTCTATTCTATGAACGGGAATCGAGGCGCATCAAGAACGAGAAGGCCGAGAACATTATCTACGGATGGGACGATGCGCCGACCATCTACCAAGAAGAAGAATTTGACGATTTACCCCTTTAGTATGAAAGAAGAAATTAGAAATATCTGTAAGGACGCAATCGAGGTATGGGGCATTGAGCCGCAAGCGAGAATCGCGGAGGAAGAAGCCGCAGAGCTGATTGTGGCACTTGAACACTTCCGCCGTGGACGCGCCACGATGGATGAGGTTCGGACTGAGATTGCCGACATACTCATAACCGCAACCCAGCTTGCCATAATCTTTGGCGAAGATGAGGTTTCTGCGGAGTTCAACCGTAAACTCGCTCGCCTGAAAGCGAGAATCGAAGAATCAAAAAGAAACATCAATAAACGCAATTAACGACTATGAACAAAGAACTGCTTTCTGCAAAAAAGGAGTACCGCGAGGCTGGAAGGGCTGTACGCGAAGTGCTTGTTAGAATCTTCGGCGAAGAAGTGAAAAACCCCGCGTTCGACCCGGACGATGTTGTGTGGGTTGACCTCGGATTGCCATCTGGTCGCCTCTGGGCGAAAGAGAACGTGGAGGGTTATTTCAAGTTTGACGAAGCCGTTGAGAAGTTCGGCGAATACCTCCCGATGCCCTCTGCCTTCGTGGAATTGATTGAGAACTGCCAAGTGGAATGGAATGGTGATAAGAAAGGGCTTGAAGTGACCGGGCCTAACGGAAAATCCATCTTCTTCCCCGCTCTCGGCTACGTTCCTGTTGGTGGTGACACTCCGAAGAACATTGGTTATGAGGGCAACTATTGGTCTCGGATGCCGTATCTGCCCAAATCTAAGTCGTTCGCTCCGAGCTCGCAGACCTTCGCCCGGAGCTTGGGCTTCAGTTCCGGCTACGTTCGCCCGCTGTACAACTTCAACCGTGCTTACGGTTTCTCGGTGCGGCCCGCCAAAGAATTAAGTTAGAGCCTTTAACTCCGCCGCACCATTTTAAGGGGCGGCGGTTGGCTTTGCCAATCTCAACACGACCGTAGTAAATACGGGGTATAACGAACTTGCTTGAAGCAAGGTATTTCTTTAGGGCGCGTATCGGATAGTAAATAGTTTCGGGTTGGCGGTGAAACAAGCGCCCCTCCGCCGATAACCCGAATACTGCAAAAGGAGGTGAAAAATGAGCAAGAAATGTTGCGGTTCCTGCAAGTATCACGACGGTCAGAACAACCGATGCAGGAAGCACGATGGCGACCCAAACTATAAGCAGATAATCTTCGCGTATCTGGATGCCTGTGATGACTTCGATTGGAACTTATGATTGCCATTTACATCATCATATCGCTTCTCAACGTGTTTCTACACATTGTTAGAAGCATACTTGTTATTAAGGCGAGTAAGGCGATTGCCTCTCTCGCAAATTGTATCTGCTACACATTCTCCGCTATCGTGATAAAGTTCATCGCCGAAACGGATTTATGGGTAGCCATTTTAGTGCAAGCCTCAACCAACTATGTCGGCTGCTATCTGGCGATGTGGTTTTGCGATTGGTGGCTTGGGAGAAATAAATAAAGGCCGTATGAATGAAACACACGGAGAGTTGATTAGATGCCCTAAGTGCGGAACGGTACAGGGCGCGGTAGTGGTACACACCGTACCGTTTTTTACATACGCTCATACTTGCGAACATTGCGGGTACGAGATAATGGAATCCGAATGGGAGAAAGTAGATTTTTGATTGAATAACTATGAGAAAACGACTTTATCGAATCGCGGTTCTGCGAATCCTTGCCTCTATGGTTGGTAGCGGAAACCAATTCTCTTACAAAGGCAAAGCCTGTCAAACACCAAGAGACTATTTGTTCTGCGCGATGACATTCGCAGACGAGTATGTTAAACAAATGAAGCACGATGGAAGAAAAGAAACCAATCCTGTTAACGGAGGAGGCGTGGCGGAGTAGTCAGCTTTCAATTGCGAGGTTCTACGGGAGTATCAACTTCAACGGATGCAAGTACATCATCGTTGACAAGAAGGGGCGCGACCTATTTGAGTGTTCCGCAGAGGCGGTACGCGCCGGGCGAGACAAGGCGATAGAGCCGGGCGAGCCAGCCGACCTTATCCGTGAGGAGTTCAAGTCAATCTACAAGAATCTCGGACGCGATGCGTTCATCAAGGTTCTGGAGGAACACCCAGAAATCAATAGCGCGGCTCAGATGCGACAGATTGTAGCGAAAGAAGGCAATGAATAAGAAGTTAAGATTACTCGTTACGGGAAAGTGCAACAATAATTGTCCGCTCTGCTGCAACAATAGGTTCAACATTTCGGAGATTCCCGTCGTTGACAACATTATGCGGTATGAGGAAATCAACATTACGGGAGGGGAACCGTTGTTATACCCGGAGAGGCTGTTTTGTTTGTTGCAATACATCAACGAGGGACGGATATATACGGGGAACGCACCGACAATCTATCTCTACACATCAATCCTCCCCACGCCGGACATCTACGGGCCTATTCTCCAGTATTTGAGCGGAATCTGCTATACCCCGCACGACAGGGCTGCGGCAAAGCTATTTGCCAGAGAAGCCTACAAGATTAGCACGTTCGCAAAACTGCTTCCAGTTCACGCGCTCCGCTCGCTACGCCTCAACATCTTCCCGGAAGTCGAGGATGTCTTGCTGGATGCGGAAACGGATTTCCCAGACTGGAAGGTTAAGAGGATGCAATGGATAAAAGATTGCCCCGTGCCGGATGGCGAGGACTTCCGAAGAATAATGCACCCGTTTTAATGTGGAATAGCGCAGAGAAATACAAACCCGATGCTGGGCGACCCGTCTGGGCGATACTCTCCCACGGCTTCGCCGTTTGCGTCCGTGCTGAATGGGATGGTAGCAATTGGATTGTGAACGGAAAGCCGTGCGGGGATGTATTTGCTTGGCGATACCCGCATCCGTATGAGAAAATATGACAAAGAGGAAGAAAGTTGAGAAGGAGCCAGAATCGCTCACGCGCCAATTGGAGTCTTATGTCGCAGAGATTGTTGAGGAATGGGAATACGCAACGGGACTTCGGATAGAGTGCATTGAAATAAGGCATCGTAGGGCTATCGGCTTCAACCAGAAGGAAAGAATCACCGTTAATGTAATAACCGAATAATGAAACTAACACTACTAATTTGCGCCTTGTCGTTTGCCGTTGTGGTAATAGCAATCGGCATTATTATCTGGGTCAAGGGCGCACGAATGATTGTTGAGGCGGAGCAGAGAAAGACCGACCTCGACACTATCTATGGTGGGCTAATGCGCAAGCAGCGAGACCTCGACTTGTGGGAGAAGCAGCTTCGCACCTCGACCACAGACTTTGCTTCGTCCAAGAAAATCTGGGCGAACTATGTTGTTGACGATGGCAATGAGGACGAACACAGAATCTACAAGGCCCTCGCTATCAAACTTGGATATGCGGTTATGAAGTTCTTTGGAGACCGTGTTCGTGTAACGGAGAAGGATGATGGCCGCAAGGTTTTTTCTTTGGAAGTTAATATAATTCCGTTCTATGCCGAATCAAAGAAATAACGACCATCTCACAATCCGCATTATGGATGGACGGAAGCGTAACAACAGACACATTGTAGTCAATGCAATCTGCGCCGTTTTGATGGCATTTAACTCCGGGATGGAAATAGGTCAATACAGGATTATCACGGGGTGTGTATATGGTGTAATATCCATTGCTTTTGGTGTCTTGTCGTACCTTCAATTGCGCGACCAATATGGCAACTGAAACGAGAGAGGTGGCACTCGGAACGCTCGTTTGCGGTTTCGACGAGGAAACGGCTGATATAATCCGCCGGAAGCTGGTAGGCGTACAGATGCTCGCTTGCGTCCAGAACAACCTTATGGACGACATACAGGCGATTCTGCGCGAAAAGAAAAAACTCAAGTTTGAGGTCAAGCGCAATATGGGTGAAATCAAGCGGCTTGTGATGAGGAATATGGGAAACAACACGTTCCTCGGAAAGTTGTCCCAAGAAGCACTTGATGTCTATTTTGAGGACTACGAAAAACTTGAGGCGTGGATATATGATTTTTTGAAGCAATGAAGGATGCGCCAAAACTATTTGAACTATGACAAGCAAAGAAGAATACTTGGTGAGAAAGTACACCGAACACACGAGTGTGGCAAATAGGGAAAGAATTGCCGCAAATAAGGCCCTTGAGTGCCTGTCCGAGTGTGCCCCGCACAAGGTCGGAGATGTCGTCAGGTGGGTGGAAACCAACAGAAGAAAGAATGTTGGAAGCACTTGGCATCCCAAGTTAGAGGCGTTGCCGGACAGGGAACACAAAGCCGTAGTGACGCGGATTATTCCGTCCGTGTTCGAGTTCAAGGGCGAAACCACCGTATCGTACAAGTATGAGTTTTCCCCGATTAAAAAGGACGGAGGTATTGCGAACACATCAACCTATCCGAGAAGTGGCTATGAGTGGACGGGCGAACACATTGATATTTGATAATAGCAAGGAATAATATGACCTGGTATTGGATTTTGATTTTCGTAGTTGCACACCTTATCCTCTGGATTCTCTGCTCACTATGGTGTTATCACGATATTGATGAGGGTTGCGGAGATATTGATTACTCCGTATTCGCTGGTTGCTTTTGGCCTATAATGTTCCCAATTCTTATTGTCCGTAGGATGATGAGGTTAATTCTCAAGGAGGAATAATATGACTTGGCTCGGAATAGCAATAGTGATTGCTGGGATTTTTATTGATGACGGATTAACAAACGTTGCAAAGGCAATCGCCTACCTCGCTGACAAAATCAAGGAAGATAAGCGCAACTAACATTGTTTTGATATGGAAGAAATGAAACACCAAGACGGTTACGCGCCGTCTGAAAGCGACACAAAGAAGCTGAACGAATTTATGTCTTGGCTCGCATCAAACGGATACAAAGGCATCGTGCTTATCCATAAGGATGATGTCGGAGTTTCGTGGGTTAGCGAAAATAGCATTGACGATGTAAGGCATCACATTATCAACGCCCTCGGTCATATTATGCGAGAGTCCGAGGATGTTGCGAGAATGCTTCTACACGGTATGGATGCAGCTCTTGAACAAATTAAAAACGCATAGCGAAGGTTTCGATGTTATGGGAATTATTATGCCGATTATAAAAGATGAGATAATGGTTATCCATAAGGGGGAAATCGCACAAAAATGAAGAAGAAATTTAACCTTGAAGGTTGGCTTTCGGATAAGAGCCAAAAGTTAGTTACATCACACGGAGAGCAAGCCAAGATTGTGTTTACGGAGGGTATGGGTACAACACCTATTCTCGCCGTTATATGGGATGGCGACACAACCGATTCCGCTTGGTTTACAAAGGATGGAAAGTCGTATGATGGCGGATGCGAACTATTATTTGCAGATAAGGAGCCGGATATGTTAGATTTCGAGAAGGCGATTGAGGAGATGTGTTGCAAGTTTGAGAACGATGTATCCTTTGAGCAAATGATTCCGTTCCGAAAGGAGTGCGCCAAGAAACTTCTCGACCTTGCGAGGGAGCTTTTAACGAACGAGATTCTAAAAAGCGATGTCTTTCTCGGACAAAGGGATGCGGATATTTATGAAAAAGGAAAAGCGGATGGCATCGCGGAAACCGAAGCGAAATATAAGAATAGTGAAACCGCAACCTTCACACGGGAGGATTTCGACAAGGAGATTGAGATTGCGGAAGAACGTGGAAAACGAATCGCCAAGATGTCACTTCCGATGTGGAGATATACACCCTGCCACTTTAGTGACGGAATCCACTACATCGTAGTTGATTACGGCTTTGGCCCCGTCCCGTGTTTTGTGTACCACGATATGTTTATTCCAGTTAGAGAACTACTTAATCTTGAACGCGCGAATGATTAACAACATTGTATTTCAATCTCTGGTAATAGGAGACCTTGTTTTATTGGGACTCGCACTACTTAAGTACATAGGAGATGATTAGGCGACCCCACCCGTTATCGCGATTAAACCGATAGAATAACCAAATATGAGTAAGTATTGCACACTCAAAGACCGACCGATTTCGGTTGCCACAACTCTTGACGGTCGAGAGGAGGTTTGGGGCGGTTGTATGCTCTACGGAGTATGGCACAAGTGTGAGAACTGCCCGAATGTAATCGAGGTCGGAAACGCGAGTTATAGCGCAAGCAAAGCCGAGGAATCCGCAAAGAAAGCCTGTCCCGATGATGGCTTCGGCGGTAATTCGCAACACATCGGTTTGTACCGAAAGGCGTTCGTGGATGGGTACGGAAAAGCCGAAAAGGAATACATCGAACTCGCCAAACTCTGGGTGGATTCCGGGAATGTGAACATAATGTCGTTTGAACGATTTTTACAGTTAAAAGATGAAGAAAGCAGAAAAGCCAAAACCGATTCAAGAGCCGATTGAAAGATTCCAACATCGCCTTGCGTGTAAGAATCTCGGATATTCGGGAAATTGCTATAAACGGAGCGGATGGACGAACATTGGTGGCGGTGCTTGCCACCTGTCGCTCGGCTGCAACGGTGAGTGTCGCAGAATGAAAATCTGGGACACCCAACACGGATTCAAGGGTATGGAATTTAAGTTAAGGGAAATGTTATGAGAGCAAAAGATTTGATGGTTGGGGACTTGGTGAACATCTATGTTTTCCCCAACAACGCGCCACAAGAAAAGGATTTGTTTCCGGCGAAAATCTGGTCGATAATCACCGAAACATATTCGGAGGACGATGCGACCGTAGAGTGTACGTTCGCAGGGAAGGATGGTAAGGAGGTTTTTGCATCGCGCCCATCGGACACTTGCTTCCCGATTCCGCTCACGAAAGATATTCTGGAAAAAAGCGGATTCAAGAGAGAAGGCCCAGCTCCGCAAGGGTTGCAAATCTGGGCCGTGTACGCAAGTGGGAGGCGTTTCAAGGTTTTTGAGTGGGTTAGGTCTGGGAAATTCGGCATCGAAAAATTCAATATCCAATTCGTACACGAATTGCAACACTTACTCAACCTTGAACACATAGACTTGAAGATTCGGCTATGAGCAAACAGGAGATAGTTGATGCGGCGACATTGATTTCGCCCGTAATTGAATGGCTAAACGCAAACTACGACCCGCATACGATTATCGTTATCCAGAACGATAGGTTTGACATCTATCGCGGAGAAATGGGTGGCGGAATCGGATATTTCAAAAAGCAAGAGTAGTATGGAAAGAGAGTATAGGGTCATTGACCGCAAGACCTACCCCGCGAAACTACCAGACAGGGGTTGTCCGACGGTTCGGTTCGACTGCAACAACGGAGTGGTCTATTTCTCGCTCCGTGCCTGTATCCTTATGGAACTAAAGGAGGGCGACAGGGTTGTTGCCCTGCAAGACACGCGAGACCCGTCAGTAATCGGATTCAAGAAAACGAGCGATGAGCTTGGTTTCAAAGTTCGCGGCAAACGGGCTGGGTTAAGTTTCGCGGCGGCGGGACTTACGCGGCAAGTCACATCCATATTCGGGAAGAAGAAAGGCGTGACGGTTCAAATCGGACGAGAGAAGCGCGATGGCGCGTATTGGCTCATTAGTCCAAGTGCGAGATAATGTTAAGGGGAGTAGCCGTTATGGTTGCTCCCCTTTTCTTTTACCACGATAGGATGTTGTAACTGACCCCTACGCCTATGAACGGCTCAAGGTTCACGGTTCGCTCTTTTGATAGGGTCGCGCCGTAGCCGACGGTAACGCCCAGCCCCCATCGCTTCGGCTTTCGCTCTATCGTTTTCGTGACCTCAACAATCTTCGTGGTCTGGTAGATGGAAATGGAATCGAGGGACGGATAAACACCCGATACCCAAGCGCGGTACAAGGAATCCTCATAGACCTTCTGCTCGCGCTCAAGAGCCATATAGACCGTATCGCGGAGGCTCACGGTATCACGAATCGGGACGAACAGGGTATCTACCACCTTTTTCGCCACATAAACTGGTTTTTCTCGCGTTATCGTGTCTGTACGATAAACTATTAGCGTATCTACCCTTTCTTCGATTATAGGGGCGTTTTTTACCGTCTTACGCCCAAATAGGAATGCGGCCACAAGCGCAGCCGCGATTCCTATGATGCAGAGTATGGTCTTTAGGTCGTTCATTTGTACTGGAAGTCAGCCGTGCGGTTAATCCACCCGTCAATGAACGAGAGGTTGCCCGTAGGGTTGCTCGAATAAATATCCACCTCTCGGCTTCCGTCAACACAGGAGAAGTAATGCTCCAGACGCGCACGTTTGATGCGGTAGTGGAGAACCTTCTGGTTGCACGAATTGAGTGCCGCAAGGGTTTTCGGGCCTACGATACCATCCGCATCCACGCGGAGGATTTTCTGCACGTTCTTTATTTTGCCGATTCCGGCATTGATGCACCAGTCCACGAATATCTCCGCTACGGACTGGTTTCTAATCGAATCCCCCTTGCATTTATCCCAAAAGCCACCCTTCATAACGGTGCGCCATTGTTCCTGCGTCATCTTCTTCAAGTCCTCCTTCGTCTTGTCTGCGCCGAAGAACTGTTGGAAGGTGGCGAGGGTAACGCCGGAGTTTGTCGGCCCGCCCTTGTCGAAGGGGACTTCCGCGTAGGTCGTCCCCTCCCACTTGCGCAGCCTCTTTGCGTATGTGTCGAAATTAGCCATCTTATCTTTGATTTTTGCGTTCTTTTGCTGAATCCGGGGTCTTAACACCCGGCTTTTTACGTTTCGGCTTGATTATCTCCTCCGCCTCCGCGGAATCCATCGCCTCGCCAGCTTTCCCGGCGATGACTTTGATAATCCACCTGTAAAGATTCACGAAGGAGAACTCAATGCCTTTTGTTTCGAGGTAGTTTCCAATGATGGATGCGAACTCGTTGACATAGACAAGCCCAAGCACCGCCCACTCCAGCCAGTCCTTCTCGAAAGAGATTGCGAGGGTGGATGCGAGGATGAGCCAGCAGATGTAGGAAACAATCTTGGAGGTCGTTCTCCGTACTGCGGTTGAAAACCTCACCTTCTCGCCGCGATGCCTTGCCGCCTTGACACCATACAAAAGGTCAAGGAGGATAATCACAATCGCCGGGACGGAGTAAGGTATCATTCGTAAAACCGCAGTTTGAAGGAACGCAACCACGGTTGCCGAGATTCCACTCTCGATGGCAATAGCCGCGTCACTTTCAAGGACTGTTAGGGCTTTCATCTTGCTATCCCTTTATGAAAACGGTGAGATAGACCGACGTGAAAGCGGCCATTTCGAGCCAGAACACCCACGATGTCTTATAGGTCTTGGTGAAATAGGCGGGGATGGCCGCTGCGACAAAACCAATCGGCAATACCCACCAGAGATGGGCTACGAAAATTATCCACGCGATAGACACCGTGGCGCAGAGAACCGTTCCGATAAAGTGGATTCTCCCCTGCTTCTTGTCGGTCTCCCACTTCGGCGTGAAGGCCGCAACGAGAAGGTAAAGCGGGGCAAAGAATCCGAGAAACTGAACAACGCTCCCTTCGCCAACTTCAATCATTGCGGGCATAAGCAGAACCGCGATGAAGAAGGTAACGATGCTCCAGAGGTTCACGTTGTGCATAGGTACGGCCTCCATCCATTTGGACGAGAACGAGGAATAAGCGAGTTGCCACCCGAATTTCACGATAGAAAGGGCGGAGAAGCCAGCCATAAGGACGAGGCTTACGATGGTAGTAACGAGTGCAAAAGTTGTCATAGTTTTGTTGTATTAAAAAACCGGGCGGTTTCGTCCAAAGCCCGCGTGGTGGGATGGCTGACACGCTGCCGCCTACTCCCGCCCGGTTGATTGTTAGATTTCAAATGCCGGATGTTCGGGGTAGCCAACCGTGAAGTCGTAGCGGGCGACCTCCGCTGCGTTGCCGAGTTCCGAGATTGCGGCACGGTGGGAGTCCGTAACCTGCGAGCAGACCGCAGCATAGCTTTCAATGGCCGCGAGCATCTGGAGCGCGGTATTCGCCGGAAGCCGCATACCCATAAAGGTTACGGTTTCCACACCCTGCGAACTGAGTGCTTCGACCGCGTTCTTGAGGTTGGAGCGACGGTCTGGCGAGAGCCACATAACCGCATTTCCGATAGTGAATGAGTTGACCGCCGGGGAAGCGTCGTAGATTCCGAGGTCGGCAATCTTCATCTCCTTTACGGTGTCGAGCGTATCGCCTTCGATGGTGCGTTTGGCGATAGCCTTGCATTTCTCAACGTAAGCGTTGTAAGCGTTGTAATCGCCCGGCTTGTCATCCTTCTGTCTCTGGATGGCGAGTTCATCGTCAGCGGAATAGTCTGCGCGGATGAGGGCGACGATGAGCGAGGTGCGCTCAAGTGCATCGGCATCCGCCACGCGGTAGGAGTACACCGTGTAGGATTCGGTCGTCTCGGCACCCGTTTCCTCATCCTTTCGGGTTACGGTTTCAGTAGAAACCACTTCATCGTAATAGACCCGGATGCGTCCATTCGGGAGCGCATCGTAGAGCTTGGGTTCAAGAAAGGTGTAACGTTTTTCCATTTTGTATTAGTGTTTGATAATTGCTTTCTTTAGGTCTGGGGTGAAATCGAAGTATTTTGTGATATATGGCGCATCCTCAAGAGCCTTATGAATCATTCTCCACTCATCGAAGTGCGAGAAGTATCCGAGGCGTGAATTGATGTTGGATAGAACGTGTTTAGGGGCAACCGTTCCTTCCGCAAGGTTGATGTTCGCATCCTCGATATATTTCTTAAATCGCTCAACAGTTTCGTTTCGTGCGTGTCTGCGATAAGGCTTCAATGCAGAGCCGAGGAAATATATCGTGTCATAGACATTCGTAATGGTTGTTTTGTTCGGGTTGAGCGTGAGTGCAAGGCGTTCCTTCAAGAACTTTTCGGCCAAGCACCAGCAATCCTCAAGGTATGTACGGCTTTGGTGAAGCATCTTCCCGTCATCAACGTACCGTACAGAGTTTCTAATATGAAGTTCCCTCTTTACATATTGGTCGAACTCGTTGAGGTAGATGTTTGAACACAACTGGTTCATCACATCGCCGATAGGGATTCCAACACCCGGCTCTTGGTCGCGTAGGCTCTTGCCGGGCTGGATAAGTTTTATGAGGTTCGGATTTCCGTGGTAAACACAACCTTCAAGCGGGTCGCGTGAAAGGATGGTGGCAACGAGCCATCTGGCGAAGTCGTAATCAATGAGTTCTGGTTGGCGAAGCTGGTTTTTAACCAAAGTGTCATCTATTATGTAGAATAGACGCTCGCGAACAATCGACATAAAGTAGGCCCGGATGTCGTAGTTCAAACTCCAAGCATCGTTCGTATAGTTGTTGGTTACGGAACGTATGTGATGCTCAAGTCGTTCAATGCCAACAAGAGTTCCTTTCCCCTTTCGGCAAGAAAACGAATCAAACACGAAGTATCGCTCAAAGATTGGCGATATGAGCATAAACAGAACGTGACTTACCACGCGGTCGCGGAACTTCGGCGCGAACACCTCACGGACGGTCGGCTCGACAATCACGAACCAATCGAGCGGTTGCGGCCACCATACGCGACGGTAAAGTTCAAGTTCAATGTCTCTGATGTTGCCTTCGAGGTTCAGTTCAAACTCGACCTGCGCATCCGTACCCCTTTCTTCTTCACGCGCTTTTAGATAAGCCCTCGTAACAAGCGAGTGAATATCCGAAATCGAATAATTCATATCACTTGCTTTTTTTTTGAAATATGAACACGCCACTACCCCCAATTCTTTGGCGGGCCGCACCGAGAAACCGTTAGCACGGTTGTTGTTGTTCAGCGGGTTAACGTTGCCGGAATTGAAGTTCAAGTTCCGGGCGTTGGTCTGCGAGTTCGGAGCGAACGACCAGTAGTTGCCGTTCGACCCAACATTGCTGAGACCACCCGAACCGTTGTTGCGGTAGCCGGAGGCCGCTATGAGCATCTTGTTTTGTGAATATGCCATCGGGGACGAAACGTTGACGGTGGCATAGACTTCCGCCGTTGCGAAAACAAACGCAATCGCAAGCAGCATCTGATATATCCTTGTCTTGAGGGTCGGATGCTGAATTGAGAAGGACTGGACGGAGTGAATACGATTTACCGCAGGTTCAACCATCTTCTGCCTATTTCGCGGCGTGTTCATACGGGTTAATTGTTCGTTTTAGTAGTTGTGTTGTACCACCCCGCGAGTTGGCGAGAAACATCCTCCTCAAGTTCGATTATGGAGGAAAAGCCGCTTGTCTTGATATAGTGAAGGTCGTAGATGATTCTAACGTTTATCTTCACGGTTTTCATCGCGCCAATAGCGTCCTTGATAAACTGCGCACGCTGCTCCATATTCGTGACTTCTTCGTTGGCGAACGAAATCCAACGAAGAATACCGATAAGAAGCTGCTTCGTGTCGTAGATTATGCCCTGCTTGATGTCTGGCGGGTTTTTTCTCGTAGAAATCACGAATTGCAAGAACAACCGTCTCGTCTTGTTGTAAACGGGTAACTGGTTTATTTCCATAGTCTCTTGAGCCTTCTGATGAAGTAGTGGCAATCCTCCGGCGTTGCGCTTGCGATGTCGAAATTGTCTATCTCCCTGCGCAATTCGTCGTTCGGTAGAACTACTACGGAATCCTTGATAATGATTTTTACCTTCACGGGGTTGGTGGTTTTATAGCCCCCGCCCTTAAAATGGTCGGGGGCTGGTAAAGGTTTTAACTTAATTCTTTGGCGGGCCGCACCGAGAAACCGTACGCACGGTAGCTGCTGCGCAGCGGGCCAACGCCGCCGGAACGGAAGCCCAAGCCCCGGGCGTAGGTCTGCGAGCCCGGAGCGAACGACCAGCAGTAGCCGTACGACCCAACATCGCTGAGACCACCCGAACCGCTGTCGCGGTAGCCGGAGGCCGGATAGTACGTTCCGACATCATCGGATGCGTTCTTCTTGAACCACCAGCCGTTCGTGAAGTCGGCAGAGGATATATCGCCGCTACCATTCTTGTCAACAACGTTGAAGTATTGGTAGAGGCTATCTCCGTGGTTTCCGCCATCGGTGGTGAAGCCAGTCCAAGCGCGTCCTGCGGGTAGCATTGTGAACGGCGGGCAGGGGTCGTAGATGGTCTTGATTGCGGTGTCTTGGTTGTCAGCGAGGTCGCCACTACCCGTGATGTTTGCCGCCCAGAAGTTGTTGAACCACGCGAGATTGTTCCAGTTGTGATTGGTCGAATCGTAGCGCGTGAAGAACAGGTTGGGGTTCTGGATGGCGTTCGCCACAGTCTTGGTAGCGAGTTGGTCGCCATCCGTTCCGAGAACGCCCCAACCAGAATAGGCGTTGCCATCAATGTCGTAAAGCGACATATTGGAGTTGGAGTTGTACGCGGAAGGAGGACACATCGGGTCTTTGCGCCCCCATTGGAAGTGCGGATTGACGCAACGGGTACGGTCTGCGTTCCAAATCGTACCAAGTGCTTCCGGCATCATTTCGTAGTCCACATCCGTGTGGTTCTGGATGGTCTCGAAGTCGAGGTTGTCGGTCGTGAGCCAAAGAGTCCAAGACCACATAATCTTGCCGCTCAAGTCCTTCACGAAAATTATCGCAAGGCCGTTGGTGGCGGGGATGCTGCCAGCAGTAAAGCGGATGTATCGGCAATCCGTACCGGGTTCGAGCGTGATTGCGGAAATGAGGCCAGTACCAGTCTGCCAGAGCAGTCCGACGGAGCCAGCTTCGCAGCCGGAGTTCTTCTCGATGTACGGACTTGTGATGGCGTTTCCGAGGTGATTGACGAAGGCGGCGGTATAGGTAGAGCCTTGACGGGTGTACGCCTGTGCGTTCTCCTTTGAGTTCTTGATACCATTGCCATAGACAAGAGGAATGCAGTAAGTTCCGGCAGCACGGACAACATAGGTGTTTGCGGTGTTTCGGAGAATCATCTTGTTACCCATATTGTCGCGCATAGAGAGGTCTTGAGCCTCAAGTTCGAGCGCATTGATGCGGGCGTTCTGCCCCACGATGGCGCGAGTGTTCGCGTCCACCTGTGCGGCGGTCTCTGCGCCAGCACCAACGGCCACAACGCGCCACCCCGTATTAGCTACGGGATAGCCGTTCGAGAGAGAACCCGGCGTGGTAGTCGGGTGGTCGATAGTAGCCTCAAACTCGCTCCCCAGATAAGTGAAGCGATTGAACTTGTAGATGTCCGACGGTTGGGTCGTTCCATCCACAAATGCACCACGCGATACAGGAAGGCTACCTGCTTCGATAGTAATTGTGTCAGCCATAATTAGTTAGTATTGATAGTTATTTTGAGTTGCCCGGTCGTAGGGTCAATGGACGCGGATGTAAGCCTCGATTCTCCTTCTGGCCGTGAGAGTGTCAACTTTCCCGTAGTCTGGTTGAAGTTCACGGTGAAAACCAAAGACGCGACCGACACGGCTTGCTCGATAGGAACAATCCGCGCTTTGATTCCAGCCCATAAGTGGTTGAGGCCCGTCTTGTTGAGGTAATCTTTCATCGCTTACGAAGCCAAAATGTCGTCTATTTCTTCGTTGGTAATTGGAACGAGGTCTGCCGAAAGCTGATACGCCGACAGGTCTTGGAGGCCGGAGAGGGTGTCGTACTTATAGACGGGGTTCTGCTCCGTACCCGTGTTGATGATTGCGACCTGCGTTCCGGCGGGGAAGGTCTTTGCCCCCTGCGTGGCGTAGTCCTTGAAGTCACTGGTCGTGGTGAAGGCCGCAGACATATCGTAGAGCTTGTTCAAGTTTGCCGCCGTGAGCGAGCCGAGTTCCGAGAGGCTTGCCGCAGAGCCAGCGGGTTTGTATGCCGCAGATGTCTTTGCGTCAACCTCTGCTTTCGTGTACGCATCGGTGATGCCGTAGCCAGCGAGTGTGGTCTGCGGTGTCTGGAAGTCGGAAGCCTTCTTGCCGGAATCCTTTAGGTTTCCGTTTGCGTCGAGAGCGGCAAAGTTGTTGTTCGTGCCGCCCGAAACCTTATCGGCCTTGCCAGACACATCCTGTACTGCGGTGTCGGCCTTGCCAAGCGAGGTTTGCACGGCTTCCGTAAGGTCGGATGCCGGAATGCCACCAGACGGTTTGCGATAGAAGATTTGTTTGAGCCTCGTCCAGAGATAGAGTAGGCCGTTACTTTCAAAATAGTCTTTTTCTTGTGCCATAGTTGTTAGGAATTTAGTATTGCTTCTATTTCAAGGTTTGTGAGTGCGCGATACGGTACATCGTTATCCAGCTTGCTCTTGTCTTGGCGGCTCATCGTGCCATCCTTCTCTTGAGTTGCCGGGCCGAGGTCGTCAATCTTGTCAAGGAGTTCCTGTATCTCCTCTCCGCTCGATTCGTTTAGGTTGTAAATCTTCATAGTTAAGTCCTCCTTTTGAACGAAAGGAATCCACCGTCAAGTGTCATAAGCAGAGAACCATCGCCAGCGGCGAGAAGGTAAATATCCGAACCGAGGTTCACGGGGCAGACGAGCGAGACTTGAACGTTCAAACCACCTACGCGCTCCGAGCCAACGGACAAGCCGCCGACCCTTTTTGCGGAGGTCGCAACCCCACCGATTCGCTTGGCGGATGCGGTAAGCCCACCATTTCGAGTGAACGAAGCGGTGAGTTTACCAACCCTGCTGATTATGACATTGAGGCATCCCATAGTTAGTTCTTAACGTAGATTAGTTCCTTCTTTTCGACCTCGGTTCTGATACCGCCATCGAAGTCCAAATCCGGCACGAAGGCGGTTATAATCATCGTGAGTTGCCCGATGCCGAAGTCTCGCGTGTCGAAGCACACATAGAACTTGTTGTTTTCATCCTGCACAAGCTCGCTCTTGGCGAAAACGCGGCTCTTTGTGCCGTTGGTGATTTCCACCGTGAAGTCATTTTCCACCATATCGAAGCCGGATGACGAGGCGGTCACTTGGTATTTGAGTTTCGTTCCGATGTATGTTCCTTCCATAGCCTTAAATGTTATAAACGAGTTGCAGCCGCCCCGTGGTCTGGTTGAGGGTGGCATCGTTGATGGTTGTATTGTTTTCGAGGGTAACGACATACACGCGCCCGGTCTCTTGGTTGAAGTTCACGCCGAACGCACCGTTGGCGACAAAGGTCTCAAGCGCGGAAATCGCACTCTTGATACCCTTGCTCTTTACGGGGTTGTCGCTTCCGGCGGTCGGCACTTCGTCAAAGGTTAGAGTAGCCTGTTTCCCGGCAAGTGCGAGTTGAAGGGCTGCGTTTGTCGGGAGCGCACCGAGCTTTTCGACAAGCTCTGCGGTGATGGCCGAGTTGATAGCCGACCATTGCGCTGCGGTGAAAGACGAATTGTTGAGGTCGTATTCCCAGAGCCAAGAAGTACCGTCAAACTTGTATTTCTTGTAAACCACATTTCCGCCATCTGTTGTGTTCCAGTACACATAGTCGTTGACTTCGTGAGGAAGGGAGTTGGCCCACGCGATAAACTGCTGATAGGTCAGCCCTGCGGCGGAAGTACCACGGAACGTGGCCGCGCTGGTTGCGATGGACGAGTTGACAAAGTTCTTGTCGGCAAGCTGATTGGCATCGGTGGCTTGATTCGGGATAAGCTCAAGGATTGCTTGAATCATTCCCTGCAATACACCTTCCCGCCCGGTAGCCCGTGCAACCTCAGAATCGAGTGCGGCAGCGGTGGCGAGCAGGGCTTCTGCCGCCATCGCCCTCGCGGTCTCGCTCTGGAGTTCCGTTTTGCTGGCAAGCTGCGCATCGGCGTTCTCCCTCGCGGTAGCCTCTTGCGATATTTGGGCTTGAACACCAAGAGCTATGTTGATTGCCTCTTGGATGGTAGGCCCGGATTGTTGAAGTTGATAGTCTGCCATTGTTATCTGTTTTTATTGCGATACTCTAATTGTCAAATCCGAAAGACCTGTTGCGGTCGGGTGAATCGTGATAGTTCCTTGAAGGAGGTCTTGTGTATCCTTCTGGCCGCACACCACCGTAAATGTTACCGAGCCAGTACCGCTTGCAGAGCCACCGTTTGACGGAGTAATGATGAGCGATGGCATAGTAATGGTCGGGCGTGGGTAGCTCACATCGAACGTAGTGTATTCGTAAGAGACCGTAAATGTCTTTGTCCCGCCAGCCGCATCGAAGATGAGGAAGTTCGGAGAACGAGAAATAGATGCGTAGCCGCCTTGAAAAACGTTGACATTGGCGTAGTCGCCGCCATTAGCGTTTATCGCGGAAACGTAGCCTCCACGCGGTTGCCCTCCGCTCTGCTGCGCGGCGAAAGTAAGGGTCTGATTGGCCGTGTCGATTGTGACCCAAGAAAGTCCCGTGTACATAATAACGGGGTCTCCAATTGTTTCGGTTGAGCTACCGCTCGCCTCCGTCTCATTCTGGTAGAAGGCCCTGTGGTTATCGTCATTGTGTTCAGAACTCCAAGACGAATACTTCTTGTAAACAGGGCGGTCGTGATACGGGGTTTCAAAATGTCTGGCAACCACCGAATACCCAGTTGTTGCTCCGAGGAAAGATGCGGGGGATGACTGTGATGTATAGTCATCAATCGTGAAAGACTTGATGCCATAATCGTGACTGACGATGTATGGAGTGCCCCAGCTACCGCTGACCGTTTGGTTGGTAAGGATATTTATAGCGCTGATTATCACGTCGTCCGTTGCGCCAGCCGTAGCGCCGTGAACCTTGACGGAATCGGTCGTTACGTTGTTTTGCATATCACGGTGCGTAACCGTAGTGCCGGAGAGTGAGAAAGCACCGCTACTCGACATATCCGTGAGCGAGAGCGAAGGTGTGTCGTTGACCTGTTCTTCCGAGCCGGAAACAACATCGGTTGTTCCGCCGGATTGCCAATAACTATATTTCGTATGATATGCGGTATAGGCAACGGTAGCCGTTCCACCACCAGCCCAAATCTGGTTGCTTCCAATGGAAACGCTCAAGTACCAATCCTTCGTGGCGTTAGCGACAATGCTATCCGCGCTCTGCGTGATGGTCTTGCTTTCGCTCGTCAGTCCGCCGAACCTCGCAACGACAGAGTGTGATGCTTGGCTGGTATTGTGAAGGTTGTTCACATAGAACTGGTTGGTCGAGTTAGAGTAGTCGGTCGAGTTGTTCACGCGCATAGTCACGCCATCTGCTCCCGTAACCGTCACGTTGGAGTGCTGCGTCATACCCGTATATGCGGTGGTATCGCCATCGTCGTATGCCGAATACTTCGTACCAGCATCCCTCCACGAAGCCTTCACGGTGGCCGTAACCGCCGTATTCGCACAGGTGTTGATGGACGATGTTGAAACCGACTGAATGGAAACCGATTGGTATTGCGCCGCGACAGGGATTGCCTCGTTTTCCGCCTGTGTTACCGTTGCCGCCGTAGAGTTGCTTCCACTTTTACCGTTGATGGTGGCCGTTGCGTAAATGCTATACGCAACCTCGCGGGCCAAGCCTTCCGTCGTTCCTCGTGATGCGGTCGTAACTCCACCGTTCGTCCTATTGAATGATGCGCCCGTACTACTCCTTGCGTAACCAGAGTACGAGACAGAGAATTGTGCGCTCAGTCCGCCGCCAGATGCAGTACCGCTCGTCGCACCGTTGTTGAGAGTTCCAGTAAGGGTTGCGATGAGGGTGCTACCCTGCCATACCTTCTGCGAAACATTGACGGTTGGGTATTCGGTGTGAGCAGCCGGGCCGATAGTGTCGTAGCCGATGGTGACGGTCGGATTGTCGTATGTGTAAGCAACGTAGTCTTGCTCGATTTCCACTTGATAGCCGTTCCAGTTGCCGCCGTTCGGGTCGGTATAGTTCGCCGTTACTGTATATGTGCGAGCGGAGGAACCAGTATTCGCCGGGACGGAAACGGAATTGCCGGAGTAGCTTGTGGGGGCGGGGCTGACATTTGTAATGGTCGGTGTTGCGGTCGTTGTAGTCCTTGCAGACCAATCGCTATACGAACCAGAATCGTAGTGGTATCTGTACTTGTACCCCAGAGTGCCAAACACGGAGAACGACGATGCCGCGCTGGTAAGGGATGCCGGACTCGCCCAGAGAGCGAAGTCGGTATAGTTGTACTCGGTAGTCCTGTCGTTCTTCGCTTGGTAGATAGTGACCTCGCCATAGAACGATGGCTGAGAACCGAGCGTAGCGCGAATTGCGGTACTACGCCAATTGGTATCGTAGTCAATTCCACGGCTATTGACATTCACATAAGCGCCAGACGATGTTTGGTTGGAGAACGTACACCAAGAGCAAGACAAGGTAAATGAGTTTGTCTTAACCGCGTCTGGCTGCTGGTAGGTATATGCCAACCCCTGCACCCCGGTTGTACCGTCAACGAAACGATAAGGGGTATTATAGTCGGCGACTGCGGTAATCCTCGCTCCAGTTGACGAGCCGCTTGTTGCGTATGCCGGAGCAGGGCTTGCAGATGTGTTGTACTTGTTGAGGCTGATGCGCAGATTCTCGTAAACTCCAGTTCCGGCCACCGCGTTGTTGGCGTTTTGCGTCATTACCGTTCCATACGAAGCCGAAACGGAGATACCTTGATATGTGTAGCTCGCCGTTGCGGTCAACGAGCAACTTCTGGCTGGCGCACTCTGCGGAACGGTAGTGCCGGAAGATGAGTTAAGGCCATTCCTTGCACGGTCGTTTGCGCTCCAGACATTGTTGGAGTATGCAAAGTTCGTGGTGTCCCCAATTGTGATTGTCGGATTAACCGAATACGATGCGACCTCTTGGTTGTCGGATGCGCGGAAGATATGGATAGTCCAATTCGATGCGGCGGCATACCCTCCGGCGGCTGGGATTGCGCCAATAGAGTAGTTGCCGCCAAAAGTCCAATTGACGGTAAGGGTGGCGTAATAGGATGAAGGCCATATCTGCTCGTTTTGATACATAACGCGCTTGACATCCGTTCCACCAACGACAATCTTTTTTATGTTATCGTAATTCCCCATTACGTTATATGGTACTCTTTCGTCGAATCGTTCTTTTCTGCGGAGGAAAGCGAGTTATAATCGCTTTCGCTGATTATGATGATGTGCTTAATCGTTGGCGAGGTGATGATATTCTCGCTTGAGCCGGAGCCGTTTTTCTTTCTGGTTAGAACGGCATCGCTGGTTACTCCAAAGAGTTCAATCCTCGCAAGGTTGTCGCTATCCTTAACGGCCTCAATTAGTGCAATTCCGTTCGACACGGATGATGTCTCAACCTTCGCGCTCCCGTCTCCACTATTTGAACCTGCGGCCTCAATCGTTGTCATCGCACCGAGGGAAGTTGCCCCAACGTTGAGTTTTCCGTACCTCGTTCCGCGTTTCGATTGAATGACTTGCGTTATATTCGTGTTTGTTTTCTCCCCATAGGAGTTAAGTCCGACTCCGTGAAACCAAGCCGCGCCATCGGACATCCTAAATCCGTTTTCGCTCCACATAGCAACGGTTCCGCTACCTCTCTCCCCGTCGGGGTACTCCGTTCCAGATGCCTTTATTGCGCCCGTAATCTTTACATCGCTTGCCGTAAGTTTGCCGGTAGTGGAAACCTTAAACACTTCAACGTTGCTTGCGTTTTTGATGGAGATA